GATAATCTGGACGCCGCGCTCCGGGTCGTAGAGGACAATGCTCCAGATTATCAGAAGGTCAAGCAGGGCAAGGTCAATCCGATTCGGTGCGAGACATGCGCATACTGCAAGGCCTCAAAGGTTCTGACCCGCATCAAGAATTACAAGGAGGAGTAACCAATGCTTAACCATATCACCATTATGGGTCGTCTGACCCGGGACCCCGAGTTGCGCCGCACTCAGGGCGACAAGCCCGTGGCCAACTTCTCGCTGGCCGTTGATCGTGATATCAAGAACAAACAAACAGGGGAGAGGGAGACCGACTTCATCGACGTGGTTGCCTGGGGCCCCACTGCTGACTTCGCAGCAAAGTACCTTTCCAAGGGCCGCATGGTCGTGGCAGACGGTCGCCTGCAGGTGCGTGGCTGGACCGACACCGAAGGCAACAAGCGCCGAACCGCCGAGGTCGTAGCAAACGCTCTGTACTTCGGTGACTCCAAGCGCGATACTGCCGATGGGCAGGACACCGCTTCGCCCGCCGATCCTGCTCCCGCCGAGGGTAAACAGTTTGCCGAGCTGTCCGGCACCGACGAAGAGTGTCCGTTCTGATTTGTAGGAGGATTTGATATGAGAAGTTTGCTTCGTTCCAAGGCCCGCGCACTGATGCAGCGGAGAGGTATCTGCCACATGAACAAGGCCCGCTATACTATCCGGAACGGCGCGGTTATGCGCTTGCCGAGCTATTTTGCGGAACACTGGAGAGAGGTTGCTGGCATTGGATAACAAAGAGCGTTTTATTCAGCTCTGCACAGAGCATATCAAGCGCCCCGGCATCGACAAGCTCCTGGAGTGGCTTGAAACGACCGATTTTTACACGGCACCGTCCAGCACGAAGTATCACGGCTCTTGCCAAGGCGGTCTGCTCCAGCACAGTTTGAACGTGTTTGACCGATTGGTAGCCCACACCTATACCGTTCTGCCCGAAGCGGACCGTCCGTCTTTGGAGACCGTTGCCATCGTTGCGCTGTTCCACGACCTCTGCAAGGTCGATTTTTACGACGTCGAGTTCCGTAACCGCAAGAATGAGCAAGGCCAGTGGGAAAAGTACCCCTGCTATGTCGTAAATGACCGGCTTCCGTTCGGTCATGGCGAAAAGTCTGTATACATGCTGTCCGGCTTTATGCGGTTGAGCAGGGAGGAGGCCTTTGCTATTCGGTTCCACATGGGTGACTACTCCGACCTGAACACCGGCAAGGCGTTCTCCATGTTCCCTTTGGCGTTGCTCACTCACCAGGCAGATGAGCTGGCCGCACATATCGACGAAGTTGAACCCGCATGACAAAAAAAGAGGGGGCAGGCTTGCTTCCTGCTCCCTCTTTATCTATCTCGGTCGCTTCTACGCGCCGAAGCGTTTTGCATGATGTCATCCAGCGCCGGTTTTCTCCCAACTGTGGGCTCGTTCTCCTGCTGGAGGATATTGTGCTTCTTCATAACGCGGATTTGGTCCAGCAAATACATCTGTTGCGCTTCGGTTAGGGTCGAACAGATCTGATACAGTTCGTCCAAAATTTTCGAGCGCTCGTTTTCCGGCTCTATCGGTCCTATACCGTTCTGAAGCCATTCCTTATTGATGTTCAATTCCCCACAGACTGCGTTTATAACAATCTGCGGAGGGTCAGTCTTACCGTACTCTATATTGCTGATAACACCTCTGGTCACACCGATTGCTTCGGCCAGTGCCATTTGAGTGTATCCCTTTTGCGTCCTTATGTAGGCAAATCTTTCTCTCAGGTTTTTCATTCGTATCACCCTGAGAGATTGTATCACACGATACGCACCAATGCAATGTTTTTTGCTTAAATACAGCAATTTTGTATTGACCAAAGCAGACTAAGGGTGTATTATGCTTATATAAAGCAATAGGGGGATTATGTATGACACCTTTAGACACCATCATCCAAGAGGCGTCCGCTTTATCCGAGCAGCAATTACGAGAGACTGTGGCCATGGCAAAAGGCATGGACGCAGCGAATCAACTCAATCAAAACCGAGAGGAGCATTAAAATGGATTATACATATAGACGTGGCGATATCTGCTGGTTCCGTGACAAAGAGCCTTGCTTCGACACACATGTCAAACACGGCACCCGTCCGGCCATCATTGTGTCATACGACACAGCCAACTTCATCAGTTCTACGGTGGTCATTGTTCCTCTTACGACCAAGAAACATAAACCTTGCTATCCCGGTCAATTCGACATCGTTATGGGTGGTATCCCTTGCCGCGTTTGCTGCGACCAAATTCGGGTGGTGGATAAATCCAGTCTTAACCCGCCCCACTCTCACATCGGCTTGGACGTTGCAATTCAGCTCGATGTGGCTCTGTCCGAGATGATGGGTCTTTTCAACACCGGCGCTGCCGTGCTCGCAACAACGGAGTGTGATAATGCTTGCTGACCCTACGAGACTATCAGCAGGATCTATACACTAAAGCCAGAGCTGAGTTTTTGTCTGGAAAGCGCCGCACCCTTGTTGTTGCCCCCTGTGGTGCCGGCAAGACCGCCATCGCGGCCGCTATGATGCAAGCCACCTTGAATACGCACCCGAAAGGGGAATGCTTAATGCTGGTCCATCGGAGAGAACTCCTGGACCAGCATGTGGCGACTTTGGCGGGATATGGCGTGGACACGTCCCGTATTCGCATAGAGTCGGTTTTCACTGAGGTCAAGCACCTTAACGAGCATGAAAAGCCTCTACTTATAATCCTAGACGAGGCACACTTGTCCAAGGCGGCCAGCTGGGAACGAGTGGTACAGCACTACGATACGTGGACGGTCGGTTTCTCGGCAACGCCCTGTAGATTGGACTCACGTCCACTCGGGGATGTTTTCACTGCTATGGTGCAAGGGATAACCCACAAGGATTTGGAGGCACAGAACCGCCTCGCTCCGTTCGACTACTACGCTCCGACCACCGTTGACGTGTCGAGGCTGACCAAGCGAGCCGGAGACTTTGCCGCGGACGAGGTTGCCGACCTGGTTATGAACCGTACAATTTATGGCGACGTGCTCAAATCATACGAGCGGTTCGCCTCCGGCCGCCGCACGATTGCTTTCTGCGCATCGGTCCAGCACAGCAAGGAGATCTCCGAGCTGTTCAACTCTGCCGGCATCCCTGCAGCCAGTTTGGATGGTTCTATGAGCAAGTCGTCCCGTTCCGACATAATGCGCCAGTTCCGAGATGGTACAATCCAGGTACTCGCGTCGTGCAATATCATTTCGGAAGGCATCAGCGTGGACGAGTGCGACTGCTGTCTTCTGCTCCGCCCCACTGACAGTTTGGCGCTGTATATCCAGCAGTCGTGCCGTTGCCTCCGGTATCTTCCGGGCAAGCGAGCCGTTATCCTGGACATGGTGGGCAACTACACTCGGCACGGGCTTCCGAACTCTGATAGGGAATGGAGCCTAACTTCTAATATAAAATCTAATAGAGAGTTTAACCCGGACGGCACCCTTGCCCTCCGAGTCTGTGGGTTCTGTTTCAAAACCTTCGAAACTGCCTCCATCTGTCCTTTCTGCGGCGAGACCTACGAGCTCACACCGAGAGAAATCAAGCAGATCGAGGACATCGAGCTGAGCCGCATCGAGGCGGAAAAGTTTAAGGCCGAACAGGACAGAAAGGCCCAGGCGGCCAAAGATATCCGAAACGCTCGGAGCCGGGAAGACTTCGAGGCCATCGCCCGAGCAAACGGATACAACCGAAGATGGGTGGAAATCCGTTGTCGGTTGCGGGGTTACAAATAATTGGATTGAATTTTGTAACAATTACCAATAGAACATCCGTTCTATAAGTGTTAGAATATTTTCAAATATCAGGAGAGGATGATGCGATGTCGAAAAGTGAACATAGAGTTCAAGATGAGATAAGAAAGGAAGTCTCGGAGCGATGCCCCGGTGTGATCTTCAGAACAAACGCCGGTGCCGCATGGCAGGGCGATAGGGTCTGGAGCAAAGAATTCGGGCAGTACATCCTTATCAATCTGAGACCATACAAAGGCCTCCCGCGTGGCTTTTCGGATACTATCTACTTCGGCCCGGCAGCCGATACGGTATTCTTCGAAATCAAAAACGCGAGCGGTCGAACCAGTGGGGAGCAGGACAGGTTTCTGGACCTCATGCGTAAATTTGGACATTCTGCGGCTGTCGTTCGCTCTGCCGAAGACGCCGTTAAATACATAAACGATCCGAACAGGATAGGGAGGCAAAGGTTATGAAAAAAATCGACTACGATAAGCTGCAGGATAGCTTGGAGCACATCAAGACTCTGTGCGAGGATGCACAAGAGGGCGGCGGCTGCGTAGCATGCCCGCTTGGTACAAGTGATGCTGGGTGTATGCTCCGTAAGTGTCCGAATCGTTGGACCGTCCGTCACCCTGAAACTGACGCCTTCCGTGTCCTGGAGTAAGCTGCAAAAAATGCACAATGCTTTTGAAAGGAGTAATGCAGCATGAAAATATTCGTCCAGAACATACCAAAGCAGCTGCGTGACTCCGCGCTGTGGTGTTGCTGGAAGTACATACAGCGAGACGGACAGGACAAGCCCACAAAGGTTCCTTTTTGCCCTATGACCGGCAAAGCGGCCAAATCGAACGACCCTGCCACCTTCGGTCGGTTTGAGCAGGCCACCTTCGCTTTGGATATGGGAGATTATGATGGTATCGGTATCGGCATATTCGGAGATATTTGTGCTATCGACATCGACCATTGCATTTCGGAAGATGGTGTTTTTTCCGATATGGCCGAGGAAATCATAAACACTATGAACTCCTACTGGGAGATCAGTCCGTCCGGGCATGGTATTCGCATTTTATTCAAAGCTCCAGGTCTTCAGTACAACAAGGAGCTATATTACATCAACAACCAGCGTTTGGGACTAGAGGTTTACACGGCGGGGTTCACGAATAAGTATGTGACCATTACCGGTAACTCCACCGGAACGGTTGGAATAAATGAGCGCACAGCGCAATTGCGGTCCGTCTTGGACCGATTTATGCGCCGCGAAGTTCCGCAAAACCGCATTGCTCGTCCCGTTTGTGCGGCACCGCGGATTAAATTATGCTTCAGCGATGAGCTTTTGATAAAGAAAGCCAAACAGGCCAAGAATGGCAAGCTGTTCGAAAGGCTCATGGCAGGGGACTATTCAGATTATCGCAATACACGAACCCATGAGCCGGACCAAAGCGCCGGCGACATTGCCCTTTGTAATCTGCTGGCCTTTTGGACCAGCCACGACGCAGACCAAATGGACAGAATTTTTCGAAGCTCCGGTCTGATGCGTGAAAAGTGGGACCGGCCGACTGCCGGAAGCACCTATGGCGCTATTACCATTCAAAATGCCATCAATCAAGTTACCAAGACCTACAGCGACTTCTATCAAGACCAGATAGAAAGAGACCGTCAGCCTATGCCGGTTAAACCAAAAACAGGAGGTGCAAGGTATGGGTGGTGAAATCGTTTCTGTCGAGCTCGGAATGGAGCTTGTTGACGAGGAAACAGGTTCCCGCGCACGGTTGGAGATGGGGGAGAGAGGCCCCCTTAATTCATCCGAAAATTTCTGCCGTATCCTGGAGCAGGATAACCGCATGGCAGGTGCTATTTGTTATAACGAGCTTTCTTATCGGCGCTGGGTACGTGGCCAAGTCCCTTGGGAACCCGAACCGGTTGACCGAGCATGGAGCAATTCAGACGAAGCATGGTTGCGCCGGTGGATTTGGGTCAATTACCGCATTAAGGGCAAGGAAGAACTGGCCGATGCCATAACCATCGCGGAGAGCTTGAAGCGAATCAACCCTATTCGGGAGTTCCTGGACAGTCTGGAGTGGGATGGAAAGTCCCGTATCGACACCATCCTCCCGGATTATCTTGGCGCCGAAATGAGCGAATATACTTCGGCTGTTATGCGGGTGTTTCTTGCCGGCGCGGTTGCTCGGGCGTATGAGCCCGGCGTGAAGTTTGACTACTGCATGATTCTCACAGGGCCGCAGGGTATCGGTAAGTCCACATTCCTGAGCCGGTTGGCTTTTCGCCCCGAGTGGTTCAATGACGGCTTGAAAACTATGGACGGCGACCCCAAAAGTATTGTCCCGCAGCTGTCCGGTCGCTGGATCATCGAATTGGGAGAGTTGGCCGCCCTGAAGCGGACGCAGGACGTCGAGTCGGTCAAGCAATTCATTACGGCTCAGTTTGACGTGTATCGCATTCCCTACGATAAATACGAGGAGCAGCGCCCGAGAGCCTGTGTCTTCGCCGGTAGTACGAACAGCACGTCGTTCTTGGTCGATAAGACCGGCGGCCGCCGTTTCCTTCCTATTGAAACGGCCGTCCGGAAGCCGACCAAAAGCCTGTTCAAAAAAGGATGGCAGCAGGACTTCGAGCAGCTGTGGGCTGAAGCTGTCCACCTCTACAAAGCAGGGAAATACTCTTTGGTCCTCTCCGACGAGATGGAAGAGCTGGCCAAGGAACAGCGCGAGTGCTACGAGGAAGAGGATCTTCGTATTGGTATGCTTCAGGAGTATCTGAATAATACCGACAAGCAGCTGGTCTGTGTTCCTCTGCTTTATACGGATGCCTTGAACGAGTTCGGAAAACCCACACTTAGGGTCAGCAATGAGATCCACGAAATCATGCGGCAGAAAATCAAGGGTTGGAAGCTGCACCCGAACAAGAACGGGAAGACCCGCTGTGGTAAGTACGGCGTTCAGATCTGTTACGTGCCGGACAGGACGGATAAACTTGCTCCGGCCGATGGGAAGGAGATTGAATTACTGTGAAGCGTTTGTGTGAGGACTGCGGCGCCGACATTTCGTTCCGTGGCAGAGCCGCAAAGCGGTGTGTTCCGTGTTCAAAGAAACACGCGAATATCATAAGGGAGTTATCCAGGAAGCCCAAGCCCAAGGTGATACAACCACCTGTTCCGAAGCCGCCGGCGGAAACCAAATCATCGAGCAGGTGCAAGTCCTGTTTCTATGTGCATAGAAACGGTTTCTGCGACTACTTCGATCTCACCGGCCGTACCCGTACATCTCAACACATGGATGACCTGGCTCACCTGAACTCACCCTGCAAGGAGTATCGGCCCCAGAAGGGAGGAGAGGTTATTGTGGACGGAAGCCCTTGAACGAGCCGCAGCAGACGGAAAGCCCATGCCAGAGGGTTTGACAGGCCCGGAACGGCAGCTCTTCATTGCCATGCGCGGTCTGTATTATCAGCTGAAGGTCGGCATAATCGACCGGGAGCAGGCAAAGAAGGAAAAGCGGCATCTGGTCAACGATTTCAATGCCGCTGTACAGCGAGAGCAGAGTTATGAACGGTCCATTAAGGCATGGCGCTGGGTGGATCTGAATCTGAACAAATGCACATGCCCGGAATGCCTTGCCTTGAAAAAGGCGATTTTGCAGCTTGAAAATGTAATGCTTTAACAATACCCCCCGAGAGGATGACGTTAAGGAAAGGATCTCGTGATATTGATACAATTACATCAAGGTGATTGCCTCGAACTGATGAAGAACATCCCAGATGGTTCCGTTGACATGATTTTGTGTGATCTGCCGTATGGGAAAACCCGGAACAAGAAGGATAAGCCGCTTCCGTTTGAGCCTCTATGGGAGCAGTACAAGCGTATTGTGAAAGCCAACGGGGCAATCGTTCTCTTTGCACAAGGTACATTTTTCGTGGACTTGGTAAACAGCAATCGGAAAATGTATCGGTATGATCTGGTGTGGGACAAGCAATTAAAGAGCGGCTTTCTTAATGCCAAGCGGATGCCGTTAAGACAGCACGAGCAAATTGCAGTCTTTTATAAAAAGCTGCCGACATACAATCCGCAGTTTTCGCAAGGGAAGCCGCTACACAGCAAGGGCTTTTCATACAAGAGCAAGGAGCTTAAAAATCAAAACTACGGGAAGTTTCATGCAACTGATGATGTGAGAGCTGGAAGTACCGAGAAATACCCGGCAAGCATACTGCCCTTTACAAAACCGCACCCGAGCGTCGCACAACACAGAACGGAAAAACCTGTTGCCCTTCTGGAATATCTTGTGAAAACTTACACAAACCCAGGCGAGGTCGTACTGGATAACTGCATGGGTTCCGGGTCGACCGGTATCGCTTGCGTAAACACTGGACGAAACTTCATCGGAATGGAGCTTGACTCTAATTATTTCCAAATTGCTCAACAACGAATCACTATGCCCCAATGTTCCGTGATACCGAATAATTAGTAAGGAGAAATCAACATGAACCACAAACACAATCCCTTTTTGAGTCTCGCCGCCCTACTGGTGCTGGCCGTTCTGCTGGCGTTCCTTGTGGGCTGCTGTGGGAATGCCGAGGCTGCTGATGCGGAATGTCGTTTTACTTTTGACGACGACTATTCCAATCTCGAAAATCAGGCCATCATTATTACCGACACAAAGACCGGCGAACAATATCTCTATATAGATGGACATAGAGCCGGCGCTATGGTCCGTCTGGAGCCATCCGTCGCTGAGGATTGAAAGGAGCGGTGAGCATGACCCACGAAGAAATGCTGAAACAGCTTGAAAGTTTGCGGGACAACTCCGCAGATATGGCACGGGGCGAGGACGAGCCCGGTGTATGGCACCACGATGTCGTGGCTTTGGAGATGGCGCTTGATATCCTTCAGGAAAAGAAGGACTGCGTTATGGTGCTGCCATGTCCAATGGGTACCACCATTTACATGATCGTGACGAAACACACAAAAGACCGTGAGCCGTTCTCTTTCATTAAGACCACAGAGCTGATGGAAAGCAATGTATTTCGGGTCTGTCGTGATTATGGCAAAACAGTATTTCTCTCCCGCGAGTCAGCCGAGAGGGCGCTGAAGGGAGGTCAGTCCACATGAGCAAGGCTGTTTTGATTTCTGTTCGGCCTGAGTGGTGTGAGCTGATAGCCAACGGTAAGAAGACGTTGGAGGTGCGGAAAACCCGCCCGAAGCTGAAAACCCCGTTTAAGTGTTACATCTATTGCACCGCAGGTAATTTGTCCTATCCGGTAAAGAACGGAATGGTCTGCCACAATAGCGGCGGCAAGGTCGTGATTGGCGAGTTTAAGTGTGACAGCATCCGCTGCTTTGATGTCCCTTATCCTGCGTTTCAAAAGAAAATGGATAAGAGCATCCTTGAGCAGAGCTGCCTTACTTACTGGCAACTTCACCGATATGCGTATCACGATGCGCTGTACGGCTGGCATATCTCTGACCTCGTGATCTATGACAGGCCCAAGGAGCTGAGAGAGTTCACAGGCTTGCGGCAAACAAAATTCGGGTGGGCTCCAGTCCCCATATCCAGCCCACCCCAAAGCTGGCGCTATGTGGAAGAACTGTGCACCACGGGAAAACAGGAGTTTATAGCCGCTTTTCGTTTGTTTATGACCGCACAAAAGGATGCAGAAACCGAGGGCAAAAAAGAATTTACCTGCCCCCTTTGTGGCGGTAATGCGTGGTGGGGGCGGTCGAGCTATAACGGGCATTTGCATTGCGGCTGCCGAAAGTGCGACTTTGGAGTGATGGAGTGAGGTGCAGACAATGGCTGATTTTTTGAGGTGTAAAGATTGCAAACACGACAAAGGGAAATGCGTTGGAGTGTCGAGACGCGCAAGCCATAAACATTGCTTCGAGCCTAAAGTAACGACCAACGCCGACCGCATCCGTGCCATGAGCGATGAGGAGTTGGCGAAACGTGACGTTGAGATTGTTCTCGACACGATGGAGCAGTTAGGTATTAAGAATACTGCCAGCAAGGAAGAAGCCATAAAGCATCGCCTTAAACGGCTCCAACAGCCTGCGGAGGAGGCGACCTGATGGCACTTGAAGAATACCATCTCATCCACGCTGCTTTTGACCTGTGGCTTACGAGCGAAGGCGAGGACAACCGGGCGGAACTGGACAAGCTCAAACGCATTCTCCCCATCGTGCTGGACGAGTGCTGCACGGTCACGCAAAAGGAGTACATTTTGCGCTACTTTGTGGACAGGCTGAAAATGCCCCAAATTGCGAAGCTATACGGGGTTGACGTTTCCACGGTCAGCAAAACGATACACCGGGGGCTCACGAATGCCTACAAGGCGCTGCGGTTTGTTTCACCGCTGTTCATAAATGCCCCGCAACGCAGAGGGTATTTGACAAGGAACGGAGGTACTCCATGAGTGTTGAAAAGGCAATCGAGCTGTTGAGGCAAGAGTATGAAAAGGCAAAGGGGCTTAGATTTGTTCGCAATCCCCTTGCCTATGCCCTGTACCAAGTGTGGAAGATAGCGAACAAGGAGGTACACCATGAGTGAGTGGATTTGCGAAAGCTGTGTCAATTACCCGCCCAGCTCATCCGATGGCAAGCCGTGCTGTTTCTGTGAGCCGAGCGACCCCATGACGAACTGTTATCAGAAGAAGCAGGAGGAAGATAGGGTATGAGTAAAGTGTACCTTGCCGGCAAAATCACCGGCGACCCCAATTACAAGGAGAAGTTCCTGCGCTACCAAACATTGCTGGAGGTAGCAGGCCATGTCGTCCTTAGCCCCGCTATACTCCCTGAGGGCATGAGCTCGGCTGACTATATGCGGATCTGCTTTGCCATGATCGACTGCGCGGATCTCGTCGTATTTCTTCCTGACTACACACAGAGCAACGGCGCACGGCTCGAACGGGCGTATTGCAAGTATACGGATAAACCTATTGCTACGATGGAGGTTATCTCATTATGAAGAAAATCCGCTATTACCTATTCACTATCCGCTGGCTTTGGGATAACCGAACCTGGCGCAGTTCCCGGCAGAAGTGGAAGGCCCTTGAACGCGCCCAAAACCTTTATATGCTGGCCCACAGGAGACCTCTGTAATGGTCAACATCATCACAACCGGAGCTGAGCCGCCCGCCTATATTCCGGCTGTCACGGAGTTTCTGGAAGCGTGTGAGAAACACCAGGTCCGAGCCGTTGCCCTTGTCGCCCTTTGTGACGATGAGGACACGGCGGACTTGGTTGCTGTGCAAGGCGCCGGGCCGCACGAGCTCTCTTCGATGTCAGGCATCCTGGCCATGCACGCGGCGTTCCGGTATATGGAGGTCAATAGGGAGGAGGAATACGACGAATGAGTGTCCGTCGTAACACATCGAACCGGCTCTCTCTGATCCGAACGTGCCATACCTGCGGCAAGACCTTCCGGACGACTGCTGCCAGCCCCTTCATGCGGCAGATGTACAACGTGGACGGCAAAAAGCAGAAGACCTGCTATTTCTGCTCCCAGACCTGCAAGCAGGCCTCATACAAGCACCTGTTTGACGGTAAGGCAGAGGAGCGGCGCCGCCAAAAGGATGCCAACCGGGATGTTTCGGCCAAAAACAGGCGGTATTATGCCGCTCACGCCGAGCAGGTGCGAGCCAAGGTGAAGGCGCGGTATTGGTCCAACCCGGAGGCGGCCAGGGCAGATAACCAATACCAACGGAAGAAACGGGCCTGTTTGGCCCTTGCATAGGAGATGTGAAACCATGAGCATTGACAATGAAGAAATCGAATATGTAGAGGCTGAAATCGTTGATTATGTACCGGGTCCCGGCGCACCGGCTGTGACGGACGTGCCGTATGAGGCACTGCCGCCTAAGTCTATTTCCGCGCCACGCCCCGAAGAGCTGTGGCGTGGCGGTTACTTCCAGAAGGGTGGACTGCCCGGACCCGGAGCGAAGCGGATGTATCCGAAGCCGGAGGATCTGAAGGACGCCATTGACCGGTATTTTGCTGCCCGGATGGTGTCGGCTGTAAACCCACAGACCGGGATTGTGGAGTACCGCTGGACCGAGGCCCCGACCGTTCCCGGTCTGGCCCTTGCGCTGCATCTCTCAACGAATGGATTCAAGAAGTACGGTACCAGGGAGGAGTATGCCGAAATTGTCCAGTGGGCTATTACTGTCATTGAGTCCTACTTCGTCGGGGTCTGTGCCACTCAGGGTCAGAACGGCGGGCCTATCTTCATCCTGAAGAACCTTGGCTACTCCGATACGCAAACGGTCCAATTCGCCCCGCCCAACCGGCTGGAGGCGGCCAAGACTGTGGAGCAGATCGCCGAGATTATCGACGCCGATGTGGTCGTTGATTAACGAAAATCCGTAACCCCGGTGTAGTCATTTTCTCTTAAAAGTTCTCTGGAATAGTCCAGAGAACTTTTTTAATGAACATTTTTGGGGAGTAAAGCAATTTTTCTTGACAGGAATTCCCATAAGGCGTAAAATATTGCTGTAAAAGGGAACAAAACTACCCCTTATTTCACTTATTTTCCCCCTAAGGAGAGACGTTATCAAAGCATAAAGGAAAAGGTGACTAAAATGTGCACTCCAATCAATGCGCTTAAACACAAGACTGCAGATGAGCTACTGGAATATTGCGGTCTGGCGCAAACTGTTCCAATTAACCTTGATGTAATTCTTAAAAAGGTAGGTATCTCTGCTCTTCCCAGGGAATTTTCGGACATTGAACATTTGCTGCAGACAGAGGAAAACAGTTCAAAAGAGATTCAAGTGTTAGGTGCCATTGTGACAAGTGGGGAAAATGCGGCCATTTTTTATAACAAAGATGATCGCGCTGATGGACACCGGTGCCGATTTACAATCGCACACGAGCTCGCGCATTGTTGTCTCTCGCATAGATGCCTAGATGAGGGTTCCGCCCATATTGATTTTAGAGTAAAAGGTACTCCGTTAACAGAAGAAGAAATAGCAGCAAATATATTTGCCGGCGAATTGTTAATTCCACAGAATATGCTTAATAAGATTATAGATGAATTGTTGCTCCCATCAGTACATATCCTTGCAGATATTTTTGACGTGTCGGATAATGTTATGTTGGCAAGATTGAAGCATCTTAATATTTCCAAGAATATATCCGGTTATAATTACTAATTTATTGTTGGAAGGAATATGCAGGCGTGAATTGTGGTCCATACGACCCCGGTGGCGGCGGAGGGGATAAGAAGCCGTCAATAGAGCAGGCGTTTGAAGTTCTGAAGGCTGAAGTGCCTTTAGATACAAGCGTAGATGTTCCGAAGGCTCATGCTTCTTCAGAAGAAATAATCAATGATGCAAACGAGCGTGCCGAGACGTCTCTTACCAAGGCTCGCTCTGAAATAACCAAGCATTATATAGATTGCGAGCAGAAGAGAGTAGAACAGCAGAAGCCTCTCTTAAAGGCTACTATAAATTTGGTAACGGTTCAAATTTGGCTGTTTAATATCATCATTTTTCTTTTTTCTGTTGTTGTTGTTATCATATCCATTGTAAACAACGATATTGAACCTTTGCTATCTTTGTTCGATTTCTTAAAGTATTATGTGGGCGCTGTACTCGTTGAGCTTCTTGGTATGTTGCTCTTAATTGCTAAGAGCATTTTCTCCTCGAATTACGGAAAAATCATGGAGCTTATGTTCAAGCCAAGACGAAAAGGCGAATAATACAGCGAAAGGACGGCCTATAATAGGCCGTCCTTTTTCGTTACTCTGTGTCTACCCCACACCGATTGCACTGCCTACCTATGAAGGCGTGTCCCAGAGCTGGGATTTCTTCCCCGCACCTGTCGCACCGGCCGGGAGTCGTGCATGTTGGCTCCGGCGCACGTTCCGCAGCATCTGCAAGGATAGATCCAAGCGGGGTCTGGTCGATACCGTTTGATGTCATTATCTCGGCCATATACGGAGTAAGAAACACTTGCCTGAACAGTTCGGGTCCGCTGATATGCCCCAATGCTTCGCCCTTCGTCTCGCCACAGAGCTGGCAGGTTTCCGGCTCGGTGCATGTCGCCTCGGTCCAGGAGTGGCCCAACGCTTCGCCCTCAACCATTCCGCATTTCTCGCAGGTCTGCGGCTCGGTACACGTTGCCGGCGTCCACTCGTGTTTGCAACTGCAGGCGGTCAGGAGCAGGATCAGACAGAGGGGGATAAACAGCTTTTTCATGGTATTGCCTTCTTTCGTGTGGGCTTATGCCCATTAAGATGGCATATTATACCATATTAACCCCCGCTTTTGTCAACGGCGCTTCTTGGGGTTTGCTGCAGACAGGACCACGAACACAGGGAACAGCAAAATCATAATAGCAGCCATTTATTCTATCGCTCCTTTCGTCTTGTCTTTTCTACTTTATGGGAGTATAATATCCTCGCCGCCGGGCTTGTGCTTTCGCTCGGTGTGCAATTTCCCGCCCTCGGTCGGCTCGTTCCGGCTGAGGGCCCTTTTTATGGTGGCTTCAGCCTCACACTTTGCGCAGTGTTCCTCCAGCTCGTCCTCGCTGCAGACATACGGCCAGTGGCAGGTGTCGCAGATTTTCTCCATAATTTCTTCAAAGTCAACCATGAAATAACCTCCCGAAAAGCTCTTCCAGCCCTGGTTCTCCACCAAAGAACTCGGCCCTCATATCCACTATTTTGTATTTGCCGTGATACATTGCCTTGTCTGCAAAAATCTCCTTCCGTGGTTTATCGCATTGAAAGTCTCGGCATATTGCGGGACGGACCGGGTAAATGGTGCATTTCTTCTCGCCTTCAGACCGGAAAGGACACACAAAATCCATCATCTTTTCCTTTGTCGGGTACCGGCGGACTTCCGGTTTTATGTGGTGCTTTTCCATGTATCGCCGGATAGTCTTTATCTCACTGGCCCCGATGGGAAGGAAGTTAGAGCAGCACTGCCCACAGTTGGAACACTTTCCATCAACCGTAAAATCCAGGACACCGGATTTCATATCCTGCAGCACGTCTTGAAGTATGGCCATTGTCAACCCTCCCTGGTGTACCCTTCGGTCAGTATGATCTCCAGCATTTTCTCCAGCCCGTCCACATATGCCTGCTGGGTCTTACCATGTCGGGGGTCTGCAGCATGCCGGCGCTGGGCGGCTATGACGCGCCGTGCATATTCCAAAGTAGACTTTTTCATTATATTTATTCCTTTCCGGCCCTTCCTGGCCCTTGTTTTTGACCGGTCTGGAGCGATTTGGACAGGCCCTTGTGTGGGTTCGGTCGTGTCGGACCTCTCCGAATCGCTCCAGACGGGCGGTTTTTCAACGTTCCCACCGGGCTTTTTCGATGTCTTTCCATGTTTCGATACCGGGCCGCTGTTTCTTTAACTCTTCGAAACGGGCCAGGGCTTGCCGGCGCTCTTTGCCTGGGTATCTTTCTTTTAGCTCCGGGACGGTGGTGCCGTCCTCGTACTTCTTCATTATTCGGACTTCAAACGATACGCCGTGGAAACTGCTTGCGGGGAAACGTTCCAGCTCTAACCGGAGTGTATATGGGGCGGTCTGCAGCTGAGCATATCGAGCGGCAAGGGCTTGCCGGTATTCGGATAGATCTGCAATAGCCTGCTGCGCTTCGGCAATGATCTGCGCGGCCCTTTCGTCACTGAGCTTTATGGTTCGCTCCTCGGTGAGCTTGTCGGGGCGGGTGAAATAGCCGGTTATATTGACTCGGCCCTCGTCTGACGGACAGCCGTACCGGCTGAATAGGGTTTCAAGGCTCATACTATGCCCTCCTCATAGTCCACACTGAACTCCCTGCCCTTACAGAATGCATTATAAGCGGCGGTCTGTTCTGCGCTGAAGTCATGGCGCTGCAGGTTGTGGGTGATCGCGGCACCGGTACTGACATGGAGCTTCCCGGCCTGACTACAAACAAGGCCGCTTTCCCTTTTGCCGTTGACGGTGAAATATGCCGTTACATATCCCATCGCTGGATCTGCGGCGAATGCGTATATTCTCATTCCGTCCGCCTTACGATACACGCAGCCGGTCCATACCGGGTCGGTGGTGCCGGTGCAGCTCTGGCCCAGGTTGGCGCAGGTCTCACACATCGGATTTAACTTACTCATGGTGTGGCCTCCAATTCTTCTCGGTTTTCGCGCCCGTTCTCCAACTCCCGGCGGTCGGCATATCTCTGACCGCCCGGGAAACGATAGACAGGCCCAATATTGTCGCTATAAGCATAGGCCCCTATGCTTCCATCAAAAGCTCTTATATACTTGGGGTATTTCATCGGTGGATTTTCCGCGGGGCAGTCGTAGGGGATTTGGTCGCAAGCGTCCCGGTCCGGGCACTTGCTACAGTCGATACGGTCCCATGTGCTTATTGGTAGCATCGTTCCGGCCCTCCCTCAGATAATCCCATTTTCCCGGAACTCGGCGGTAAGGCCGTAACGCTTCGCCAAACGCTGGAAGTAGTCGGCCACGTCGGCCAATTCGCCATAACTCAGATTTTCCGGGGCGGTATGCTGCCACTCGATGGCCCTTTCTCTGGCCCTCTCTTTTTCTCTCTGGTATTTATTCATGTTTAGTTCTCTCCTTCGACTCTTATTGCCCAGGGGGAATATCTTTGGCTGTCTGCTTGTTTTTTTGCATCATCATAATTAACAAAGCAAGTCGGATTTTCTCTCTCAAAGAACTGCTTATATACGAAATGCCACTGTGACGGCCTTTCTGTTGTTGTGTGCCTGATGCAGTCCCCGTAATGTTCAACGGCAGGCCAAAAGCTATCAACATGACATTCTGTAATAGAACCGTCGTGCATTTCCGGGTGGACAAAGTAAAAGGTATCTCCAACGCTCAATGTTTGCCCGTTGGCAAAAGTAATAGATTGTTTCATGCTGTGCCCTTTCTGCCCTCGTGACCTCCGGGGCGGGTCTGTGTTTATTCGTTATTTGTTTAATGGCTTCTGAAATTCGTATCTTGTAGGGCACCCTGCGAACACGCACCAACAACAGGGATTTTCTTTGGCAGTGTTACCTCCGAACTTGCAGAATGGGCACCATGTTCCGCGCCCTTCGTCGGTGGTCCTTGTCATCATGCCGGCACCTCCTCTGTGTAGCCCTGCTGCTCGATGTTCTTCAACCACTGCCACAAGAATTCGTCAAGACTCGAACGCAGCCGCTGAGAGTAGAGCGTGCGCCCTTGCTCGTCCTGCTTATATACTTCCTGGTACAGGCCTAAATAATCATTTTGGAAGGTCTGCGGCTCGATGGTCTTGGCGTCCATATCGACGGAAAAGGTCAAATCCGGGTCCCGCATTGCGTCTCCGTTCTGCTCGCCGTAGTGGGTCATGGAGTAGACCTGGCGGCCCTTATAATCCGTATAATACAGACGCTCGAATACCAACGGCATAAAGCCGGCGGCCTGGTATCGCTTGTGAGAGACCGGGGGCCCTTCGTGGATCTTCCGGGGAAGCATATCGGAAATGAACTGCTGCAGGCCCTCAAAATTTGTGTGGCCGTGTCTGGTTTTTGTCATGGTCTTTTTACCTCCTCACCACTTCCGGCCCTCAATCCAGCAAGTGAGCCGGAGCGATAGCCAAAAGATACCGAAATAGATTGTTCCTGCGCCGATGTAGGCGCAGATGGTCTGTGCAGTTGTCATATTTAGTCCTCCTAATTATATAGCCCTTGCCCCTGCCCCGCTTAGGCGGGGAGGGCGTCGGGGTACTCGGCCGAGCGGGTAAATGTAGTGCTTCCGTACTTCCGCCGGATCTGCTCCATGGTCCGCCGGCCACGGTGCCAGCTGTCGCCCTCCTCGGCGAAGTGCCAGGACCACAGTTTTTTTGTGGAGCTCCACCGGCAGCCGATAGCCTTCAGGGCTTCGCGGTGCTTCATGGTGTCGCCGCCAATCCACAACCAACGGCCGCACAGCTCCACTTCCAGCCCGTCCAGCTTCAGCAGCTCGGAGATGATCCAAATAAAATCGCCGGCGCTTTCCGTGGTCGCCTTGGTTCGGCCGGTGGTGTCCTGGGCGGCTCGGGCGTTCTGCTCGTGCTTCAGCTCCTCAAACCGGGCGGAATATTCCGCGTTGATCTTCTGCATGGTCGCGGTGTCTCCGCCGCGGTCGGGGTGGTACTGGAGCGCTGCGGCTCGGTATGCCTTCTTCAGGTCGTCCAGGGTCTTGCATTCGGTGAAAAATTTCATGGTGTCGCGTCCTTTCTGTTTTGGTTTTTTGGTTTAATGGGCTCCAGCCTATCAGCCCGACCGGAGCAGGGGCGCGGGGGTGGTGGGTGTTGACTCAAAAATAATGGCTTGAAAACTGCCCGTTGTTGGTTTTGAATGTCTGATTATTGCAGTAGTTCAGCCCGTAAGCGGTGCAGCCATACTTGGGGGTTGCTCTATTGAAACGGTCGACGTTGCGGCTATTAAAATCGCGGGTCTGTCGGTTCAGTTCGTCAAAGTTTGCCATTTTCTTTTTCCTTTCCGGCTCTGTGGCCTATCCAGGCGGCCGGCCCGCTGGGGGCCGGTCCGCCGGTGTGGTGTTTATCGGTCGATATCGAAACTGCTTTGGCAAGCGTCATTTGCGAGGATGAAAAGCACGTTGCAGAAAAACTCGTCATCCTGGACACTGGCGCCGGCGGTGTGCTCGCAGATCATGGAGGCCAGCTCCACCAGGTCGTCTGTGGTCACGTTCTCCAGCGCGTCGGCGGTGTTGAGCAGTTCGGCGTATTCTTCATTATCGCCGGCAGTGAACCAGTTTTCCCGGATGCAGATGCCACGCAGGTCGTAAGAGCTAATCTGGCGGGTCTCGGTGTATCCATACTTTTTCATGTTGTGATTTCCTTTCAAATCAAAAAATAAAGGCGGCACCGAATATCGGCGCCGCCTTGGCTATGTATTATTTAATTTGCTTTTGCGATTTTGGGAAGCGGGAAAGTGATGGACTCGCTGACTTCTTCCGCCCACTCAAGCAGGGCGTTTACTCCGTCCCTCGTTACTTCTGTATCTTCTGCTAGTCTGTCCAGCTTTTCGTTTATCTTCTGCAATTCTTCAAGGATTAAATTTTCGTTCATACTGTATCACCTCATGCGGTATTATACGGCGCCGATATTCGGTTGTCAAGGTGCGCGCCTTGTCAGTGTGGGGCGGTGCGCCCTCCTGACACTGACTATTATATCAGATATATCTGATATGTCAACACCTTTTTTCAGATTTTTCTGATATTTTTTTGTAACTCTCTTTTGGTCAAGAGTTACAGGGCAGTTACACAGCAAAACCCTTGCGGCTCTTTGGTTTGCTCTCTCTGTGTAACTGTGTAACTGTGTAACAGTATAAAAAGAGTTGTTTTTTTAATGGCTTGGATAAGTGCATAAGTATATAAATATAGGAATATAGCGAGTTACAGCGGCAAAATCGGGTCAAGCCGTTGGGGCTGTAACGGTCTGGGCGTAACTGTTGAGAGTTACGCAAGAGTTACAGGGGCAGCACGGGGGCGGTTCTGGGGGGTCTGGCTTAATCACAACAGTTTTGTTATAACGAAAAATAGACGGATACCAGGCACACCGATTGTCCCCGTGTGAGCTATCACACACACCCACGGACACACACCCGCAACAGTTCGCAAAATGTCAATTTTGCGAACACAAAAAACGAGCAAACACAAGGGAAGCGGACGGCACAGGCAGGACAGGCACAAGAAAGCGAACGGAGCAACCGCAAAAAGCGAACAGTTTGAGGGGTAGGGGAGACCCACCCCCGGGGTCTGTGGACTGGTCACCCACCCCCCTTCTAAGCCCCCTCCCTAACCGCGCAAACAAAAATGGCCCCTATATCAGATATATCTTGACTTTCCAAAAATATCCTGCTATAATGATGTCAGTATAGAAAGGAGCGATACAACATGAAACATCCCGAAGCACTCAAGGCGGTTTTTGCCGACACCGGCGCCAAGCAGAAAGACATAGCGGAATGGATCGGGGCGAAGTCCCAGTCTGTTGTGTCCGAGCGTATCAATCATAAGAATATTAGTGTAAAGTCTCTGCTGGAGCTGTTGGGCGCTGTTGGCTACGAAATCGTAGTCCGCAAATCCGGCGGAGATTACCAGGACGGCGAATATCCAATCCGGCTGATGGACTATGAGTAAGAGGTAGTGTGTTATGAAAAAAATCGTCTGTTTGGCCTTGGCGCTGCTCTTGGTTTTCCCCGCAGGCTGTGGATCACCGAAACCGAAGTCTGTATATTCGGATGATGCCGTATCTGGCATGCAGGATGCCATTGAAATTCTCGATACCGTTTTGGAGTCCGGTATGAGCACCAAGACGGCTCGGGCGAAACTCGATGTAATATCGGCTGGCCTTGAAAAAAGCGAGGATTCTATGGACCAGCTATGCGCTCTCAGAATATCCATGGTTGCCAGTCAGCTATCTTTTTGTGCGGAAGATGATTTTTATGAAGTCCGTAAGTGTCGTGACGGGTTATACGATAGTCTTTACGGCGAATAACAAAATAATGCGAACTTTTACTTGACAAAAGCGAACTCTATGGGGTATAATGGGTACAACAAAGAAAGGAGCGACCCATTATGAGCAAAAAGACCGTTGCGCTGACCACCGAGCAGTACAAGGACATTATCCAGACGATCCAAACCGGATTTACCGGCTTCCGCAAGAACGACCGGCTCGCTACGGTCCTTGTTCTCGAAGCGAACCTGGGTCTGCGTATTGGAGACATTCTGCAGCTGAAGATGAGCGACTTCATTAAGGACGGCGACCGGTACCGCTTGGATATCGTCGAGGAAAAGACCGGCAAGGCCCGGACATTTACTGTGCCGTTCCAGATTTACCAGTACATCGAGAATTTCTGCTTGAAGAACAGAATTGCTAATGACGAGCGGATTTTCCCGATTACGGAGCGAGCGGTTCAGAAGAACCTGAAAACAGTCTGTGATTATCTGGGCTATGACCGCATTGGTACGCACAGTTTCCGTAAATTCTATGCTACGGAGATTTACAAGGCGAATGGATATGATATCGCCCTGGTCCAGCACCTCCTGCAGCATAGTAGTCCGAATGTGACCCAGCGGTATATCGGTGTATCTCCGCAGAAGGTCGAGCAGGCCATCACCGGCCACATGATGTTGCTGTGATTTGGTATGAGGTAGCATACAGATATACAAGTCTCAATCGCGTTACGGTGGCTCGTTTCCTAAAAGAGGAAGACGCACAGGAATATTTGGATTTCAAGCAAAGCAAACGAGAAAAGGACGCATATCCACCACTCGGAATAATTGTGATAGAGCCTTATGACGAAGAAGCCGAAGAGGCTGAATACAAAGAAAAATTTAAGTAGAGTGCCTGAGTGCCGTTTCTGTGGGTTTCCCCCCCACGGAGGCGGCACTTTTTATTTTGGTGTGAGGTGAGATTATATGGAGCATGACCGTAAGTGGGTCATTGAGGCTCTGTTCCGTGCCGACACGGACAGACTGGATATAGTAAAGGCCATATTCGACATGGCCCGGAACGAGAATAGCCGGGAAGTGGGTGTGCGGGTCCGCAACCTTGCCGGTCAAAAAGCCTTGGAGCATAAGGGGGACGAGCTAGGCAAGGAGTTCAACCGCCTGTATTGGGATATCATGCTGTGGCTGGCTCCTCGGGACTTCGACTCGTACATGCTGTATCTGGAGCGCAACCGAAAGCCGGCGGACCGATTTTATCAGCCGCGCCGTTTCCGCTTGAAGGAGATTGTGGACGCGCTGCAGGCTCTGGTGGATGACGAGCTGGACCAACTGTTTATCAGCATGCCGCCCCGTATCGGCAAGACAGCGCTTGTGAACTTCTTCTTCACATGGATACTTGGCCGAGAGCCGGAGGTATCGAACCTTTACAGCTCGTATTCGGCATACGTGACCAAGACGTTCTACACCGGTGTTTTGGAGATAATCAATGACCCGGACACATACGCATGGGGCGAGATATTCCCCGAAGCGAACCTTGCCGCCACCGATGCCACAGATCTGCGCATTGATATCGGCCGCCGCAAGAAGTATCCCACACTGACCTGCCGAAGCATTGACGGCGCTCTGAACGGCGGTGCCGACTGCCAAGGTGTCCTGTGTGGCGACGACTTGGTAGAGGGTATCGAGGAAGCGGTCTCCCCCGACCGACTGGCCAAGAAGTGGAGTACGGTCCTGAACAACCTCCTCCCCCGCCAAGTGGGTAAGAAGGGAAAAATCGTTTTCATGGGTACCCGTTGGAGCCTGTATGACCCAATCGGGAAGCAAATCGAACTGCTGGAGAACAACCCGGACTATGCAAATGTCCGGTACAAGGTGATCAACCTGCCTGCGCTGGATGAGAATGAGGAGTCTAATTTCGACTACCCCAACGGCAAGGGCATGAGTACGGACCAGTACAAGCAGCGACGAGCCGCCATGGAAGAAGCCGGCCAAATCGCAGACTGGGAGGCACAGTACATGGGCAATCCCATCGAGCGTAACGGCCAGCTGTTCGACCCGACCGTTATGCGGTTCTATAACGGCGTCCTGCCGGAAGGTGAGCCGGACCGTGTATTTTCGTTCGTTGATACCGCATACGGCGGCGGCGACTACGTATCTGCACCGGTGGCGTTCCAGTACGGCGACGAAATCTATATCCATGACGTGGTGTTCAACAACGGGGACAAATTCATCACCCGGCCACTGGTGGTGCAATGCTTCGTCATCAACTCTGTGGGTTCCGCCCGGTTCGAAGGTACCAAGACCACGGACGAATACCGGGAGTGGGTCGATGCGGAGGTCAAAAAACGCGGCCACCGCATGAATATCACGAGCAAGGCTGCCTCTACCCGCAAGCGCAAAGAGGAGCGTATTTTTGAGCGAGCACCGGAAATCCGGGAGTTCTACTTCCGCGATACGGCACACCGTTCTCCGGAATATGCGCTGTTCATGCGTAATCTGCACTCGTTCACCATGACGGGCAAGAACAAGCACGACGATGCCCCGGACAGCCTTGCAGGCCTGTGCGACATGATCCACCGCGCCGCGTGTAAGCCGCGCATTATTGATAGGCCTTTTTAATGGCGAAATGTTCCGTAAAACGGTATTGACAGTATGGTGAAAATTCAGTAAAATTAAAGAAGGATGGGTCTTCATCTGCCTATCTCCTTTCTCCCGCCCGGCTCCGGGGCGGTTCAGTACCGGGCTCGCCGTCTGCCGTGGCGGAAATAACGGCATTATGGGCGATTAGCTCAGTTGGCTAGAGCTGTAGTGTCCCGGGTTCGAGTCCCGGATTGCCCCGATAAGGCAGGGTCGCTCCCTTCCGTGCAAGCCGGACGTATGAGGACAACGATACAGTCGGGACACGACGGAGCAGCCACGCCGCATACCCGGATGTGTGAGCCGGGGCCTCACCGGTGGCAACAGGACTTCGAGAGCCTGAAAAAACCGGGCTCCTGGAAGTATAGCTCAGTCTGGTAGAGCTTCGGACTGTTAATCCGATGGTCGGTGGTTCAAATCCATCTGCTTCCTCCACTCTTTTCCGTATTGCCGGGAGTCCCCTCCCCCGGCCTTTATGGATCACTGGCCCGAGGGTACGGGCAGACCGCTCATAACGGTCAGGTCTTGGTTCAATTCCAAGGTGGTCCACCACCCCGCGTAAAAGCGGGGCACCTCCTCTTGTGGTTCTGTGACGGCTCGGAAAGACGAGAAGCCCTGCGGCGGGGTTATCCATGGCCCTGCCGCAGGACGCAATAATATGCCGTTGCATCAGTTGGAAAACCAACGGGTGTTGTTGCAATGCAGGTTCAATTCCTGCCAACGGCACTAAATCTCCAAAGGCCACGGAGTTGACACCCCGGAAAGACGGGGGCATGCGCAGCACTGGTGTAACTGGTAGCACCCTGGCCTTCCACGCCACAAGTGTGGGTTCGAGTCCCACGTGCTGCTCCAAGAGCCAAAGCCGACAGCGTACACGGTTAAATATCCGGCTGAAAGATGCCGGTTCCGGTCGGCAGGCCCCGGCTCCGGGAAGGGCCACCGCGCAGGAAAAGGTGCGAACCTGCACATACCGCGAAGAGCGGTATATGGGAGTGTAGCTCAGTTGGTAGAGCCATGGGTTAATAGGCCCACAGGGGCGCCGGTTCGATTCCGGCCATTCCCGCCATCATAGAAAGGGGCGGTGTCGATAGTTGCCTAAGAAAACCGAAGCAATTAAAGTGTTCTGCCCCGTTTGTGCCAAGCGAGGCCGAAAGAAATGGATTGACACCGTTGGTCCGGGTGCATCGGGCACCATTTATCCCTTGTGTAAGCTGCATGGGAACGTCATGGTAGACCTCGACAAGCTGGACGGCGAGAAAACATATATAACCGTAAGTGCCTAAAGTGCCGTACTCCCCTGCTGGGGAGCGCGGCACTTTTTGTTATGGGGGGGTAATTCATTTGATTACATTTGGACGCCGCAGGATCTTCGCGGACTGCGACGAAATCAATGCCTCGAACGTTGAAAAAATCATAGCTGAAGCACTGACGGTTCATCAGAAAAACGCGCTGGAAATCGGCTTCCTACGGAGGTATTCCAAGGGCAACCAGCCTGTCTTGCGGCGCAAAAAGAAAGTCCGTGCCGATATCACGAATAAAGTCGTTGTGAACATTGCGGCCGAAGTGCTTGACTTCAAACTGTCATATATCTTCGGTGCTCCTGTTGACATTGTGCGGCCGGCGGACTCCTCCACCTCTGTGGATATTAGTCCCCTGCAGCGCATGATGGCAGAGCAAGGAAAGGACGATATCGACCAGGAAATCGCAATGGATTTCTGCATCGGTGGACTGGGGTATCGCTGTATCATGCCGAACAAGGATGAGGACGAAATATCTCCCTTCCGTATGGCAGAAATGCTGCCGGAAACCACGTTCTGCATTTACAAGAACGATATATTCAAGACCAAGCTCGCCGGTGTCTCCTTCATTGTGCAGACTGACGGAAAGGTAACGTTTACGGTCTTTACCAAGAAGCACCGTTTTGAGTTGAAAAGCGATACATCTGCTGGTCCGAAGCTGAAAAAAACCGAGCCGAACGGCATTGGTGAAATCCCCATTGTGGAATATTCCATGCCGGAGGGTATGGGTGTGTTTGAAAAGGGCATATCCAAAATGGATGCCTACAACACAGCCACTTCGAACCGGATTGACGATGTGGAGCAGTTTATTCAGTCCATCCTTGCTGTCTTCGGAGTCGATTTGACCGAAGAGGACTTGGCAAAGCTGAATAAATCTCTCTGTCTGATTGTTCCTGATATTCGAGAGGGTGTCACGCCCGAGGCGAAATATCTGGTAAACAACCTGGACCAGTCCGGTGTTCAGGCCATTATGGACGACCTGTATTATCACATTCTGGAGGTCTGCGGAGTCCCCGGCCGCGAGCAGTCTTCCGGCGGTAATACGGGCGCAGCCACAGAAATGGGTGCAGGCGGATGGCGTAAGGTGCAGTACAGCGCCGAGCGCATCATCGCCGCTTGGAAGAAGGGCGACCGGGATATGTACCGGGTCATTCTCTCCATTCTGAAGAAGAGCAGCAAAACCGAGGCGCAAAAGCTGAAGGACCTGAAAATTACCGATTTGGAGTCGAAGTTCACCCTCTCCAAGAGCAACAACGTCCTGTCGAAGAGCCAGGGCATGTTGAACCAAATTCAGGCCGGTATCCATCCTCGTATCGCTATCCGTGAAAGTGATTTGTTCTCTGATCCCGAGCAGGTGTATGAGGAGAGCAAGCCTTATATTGATAAGGCTTTGGAGCGTATGGGCAACAAGAAGGCCGAAGAAACCGGTGGAAGCACCGGCGGCTCCAAAGAGTCCGGCGATGTGACCAACCAGCCGAAGGGTGACGGAAGTATGAGCAAGTCTGTGGAGGGCAAGGCCAATGTCCAAAAGCCGGATTGACGAATGGCTTGACCGGGAACTGAATGTCTTGGCGGTCATTTCCGAAATCGTTCACTCTATCGAGAAAACGGCGGAAGAGGACGCGGACGACTACGATACCATCGACCTGATTTTGGACTTGCTGGCCTCCACCGTCATATCGACCGTAGAGGAATATCTCGAAAACGAGTATGACGATGCGTTCCGAGACGGCCTGGATGGTTGGGTCAGTGCCGACCCGGACGAGGCGTCCAGAACCGCTGCGGTCCACGCCGAGGTGGATGGCAAGACCTTCTCTGATCGTATCGAAGAATACGCGGCAGCTGGGCTGGACGGATTCGAAACGAAGGTTGCTGCCTTGGTTGCGACTGACGGCCACCGGGTCCGTTCGGAAGGTGTGCTGGATGCCGGGGATACTCTTGAAGGTGTGGGCTTGACCGTTACGAAGACGTGGCAGAGCGTGTATGACGGAAAAGAGCGTGATGCGCACCACCGCCTGCACGGAGTTACCGTTCCTTATAAAGAGGATTTCGAAGTTGATGGGTTCAAAGCTCCCGCCCCCGGCCTGTTCGGAGTGGCGCAGCTCGACTGCAACTGTAGATGTTGGCTCACGTTGGGCGTAACTGAATAATCAGTGCCTAAGTGCCGTTTTGAACTGTCCGGAATTTCCGGATAGTTCGGACGGCATTTTTGCATATTTCGGGCTCCCGGCTCCGTTATGCCGGAGAAGAACGCGGCCCCCAGCCGCTGAAACAAAATGGAGGATATCACATGGACCTTAAAACACTGCTTGGAGATGCCTACAAAGAGGGCATGTCCCACGAGGAAATCGACGCGGCTCTGGCCGACCGCGATCTGATTGACAAGTCTGAGGCCGAAACCTTGGCAACAAATCGTGCCGCTGCTACCAAGCGCCTTCTGGATCAGGCCAACAAGAAGCTGGCTGAGGCTCAGAAGAAGGGCACTGAAGCCGGCAACGAGAACGCCGCCCTGATGGAGCGTATCAACGCCCTGGAGGAGCGTGACAAGGAAAATACCCGTCAGGCCAACATCGCTACGCACAAGGCATCTCTGATTGGCTTGGGCTACGATGAGGCTCTGGCGACCGAAACGGCAACGGCTATGGTTGACAATGACATGGCAAAAATCATCGTCAATCAGGGCAAGTTCCAGGCAGCTCGTGAGCAGGCCATGAAAGAAGAGCTGATGAAGAATACCGGGAACCCTGCGGGTGGTGGCTCCGGCACCGTTGGGGTTGACTATGCTGCGGCAAAGGCGAAGGCTGCACAGGAAGGAAACGACCTGGAATATCTGCGCCTGTGTCGTGAGGAAGCGGAGCAGACTTCCGAAAAATAATCTCATGGAGGGATTAAGAAATGCCTGATATCACTAATTACATCGCATCCGGCCAGCCTACTCTGTTTGCTGGTCCCATTCTCTTCCGCACCGGTCGTGTGGACACTCCCCTGATCACCATGATCGGCTCTCGTCGCCGCAACTGGAACGGCGAGAAGTTCATCATTGGTCAGACCTGCGCGAACCCTGTTGCTCGTCAGGACACCGCCGTGTCCGAGCAGGATACCCTGACTCCTCCCACCTTCAAGCCTGTCGGCCGCGAGCAGGATACCAACGTGATCGAGATCCACACCGCGAGCCTGAACATCACCGACTACTCCGAGGGCAACCGCGCCGGTCTCGCCGGTCCCAACCTGGCCGGCCAGCAGGGTACTCCGCTGAATGAGCTGGACTTCCAGCGCAACAATCAGCACCTGCAGTTCCTGCAGGACATGGAGTGGGCGCTGATCAACAGCGAGTATTTCGACCGTAACGGCGACAATACCAAGCCCAACAAGACCCGCGGTCTGAACCAGGCCATTAAGACCAACGTTCTGGACATCAAGGGCGCCGAGCTGTCCTGGTCTCACCTGAACGAGCTGCTGGTCTGCATGGCTGACAACGGCGCCTCCACCCACGGCCTGGTCCTTGGCTGTGATACTGTGGCTGCCACTCAGCTGGCTATCGAGGCCAAGGCTGAGCACTTCGAGGTTGTCTCCGGTGTGACCAACATCAACGGTATCGCCGTGACCACCATTAAGACCCTGAAGGGCGTTGTGACCCTTGTGGAGATGCGCTATCTGCCTGCGAACACCGCGTTCGTGCTGAACGTGCCTATGCTCGGTCTGGTGGAGCAGCCTACCAACTTCGGTAACTACTACTGGACCCACATGGGTCGCACCGGCCTGGGCCGCACCGAGATGTTCTACGCCGCCTTCGGCCTGGACTACGGTGCCGAGATGGCTCACGGCAAGATCACCGGCATTGCCGAGGGCTATACTCCCTACAAGGGCACCAAGGTGTATATCGCCAATGGTGTTGTGCCTACTGTCGATGAGAACCCTCAGCTGTCTGGCGCTACCCTGACTTCCGCTCAGGTCGGCGTTGCTACTCCTGAGCTGGCTCTGGAGTACACCGGTGAGCCTGCCGAGGCCGCTGCTCTGACCTATCAGTGGCAGTCCGGCAAGTCCGCCATCGGTGTGTTCACTGACATCGAGGGTGCCAATGCCGCCACCTACACTCCCGTTGCGGAGGATGAGGGTCTGTTCATCCGTTGCGTCGTGACCGCTTCCGGCTCCGCCGAGGGCACCGTGACCTCCAATTCCAAGAAGGTCGCTGCGGCCGAGTAAGGATAGGAGGGATAGCGCATGACCCAGCTTGAAATCTTGAAAGCATGGCTGCCGGACGTAAAGAACGACACTCTGCTGATAACCGCCCTTGACCGGGCCAAGTTGGGCATCCTGGCTCTCCGTTTTCCGTTTGGGTATGACGAAACCCAGGATCTGGAGCCCCAGTACATGGGGCTCCAGATCGACTGGGCCATTGAGTTGATATCCAAGATGGGTGCTGAAGGCGAGGTCGCTCACAGCGAAAACGGCACGTCCCGTACCTACGAAAACGCCGATGTTTCGAACAGTCTGAAGCGCCGCGTTGTGCCGATGGGCAAGGTGGTGTCGCTCGAATGAGAGATTTGAAACGGAACCAAATTCCCTTCTGGTACAGCTTGTACCTACGAAAGGAACCCGTTCTGCAGGATGGCTTCGAAACAGGACAGTACAAGGAAGTTTATTCCGAGCCGGTCATGGCTTGGGCTCGAATTTCCTCTTCTACTGGCGAAAGCGATGTAGAAATGTTCGGTGCTGCCGTTCAGTATGACCGGGTGATTTCCACAGTTCAGAAGCTCCCTATCGACGAGTACAGCCACCTTTGGATCGAGTCGGACCCGAACACCGGTGCCAAATACGATTACAAGGTGAAACGTGTTGCACAGGGCCTAAATCAAAATCTGTGGGCTATCGAGAAGGTGGTCAGAAATGGCTACGAAGCGAATTAAATTCGGCCTGTCTACTGCTTCGGTGCAGCGGGCAATGGACGAATTGAAGGCCTACAAGAAGTGGACGCAGGAGAAATGCGACGAGCTTGCCTTGGAACTGGCCAAGCGCGGAACCTTCCTTATCCGCATGAAAATCGCTGAGTATGACGCCATCGACACCGGGGCTTTGATATCGGCGGTTTCCTATCCGGAGCAAATTGCCCCGGGCAAGTATCGAATTACTTTGCGAGTGGATAATGGACAGGGCGACAATTACGCGCTGTTCGTTGAGTACGGAACCGGCACAGTTGGCGCCGGGTCCTCTCACCCGCAGGCCGGAGAAATGGGCTGGACTTATGCAACCGGCGATACAATCATTACCACGAAAGACGGCCGAGTCGGTTGGTTCTATCCTACGGATGATGGAACGTATCGCTTTACCGAGGGTCAGGAGTCGCGCCCGTTTTGGCACGACGCAGCTCAGGAGCTGCCTGGATATATCTACGAAGCAGTGAGGAAGGTGTTTGGCAATGGCTGATTTTGAATACCGGATTTTTGATGGGCTCAAAAAGGCCATGGCCGGAGTTGTGGCGTGCGGTTCTGTGGATTCCGACACTCCCCCCTCCCTGCCGTTTTTGGCCTTTGAGCAGCTGTCCAACCCGGTTGCAACGAAGTATCTGGACAGTGGAAATATGCCGAGATACTACAGCCCACAATTCCGTGTTACCGCATACACCAGCGACAACGATAAAGTATCCGCCAAAGCTTTGCTGGAACAGGCGGATGCGTACCTCCTGGGGCTCGGATTTATAAGAACATTCGGGCCGCAGCGAGTGACCAGCGCAGACCGGAGCACTCTGAAAATGATTTCTCTGTATGAGGGCAATCTGATTTCACGAGATGGCCGGATCTATACGAAATAATTTTTACAGGAGGAATTACAAATGCCTGAAGTTATTGCGATGCTTACCAACAAAACTTTCCTGCTGCAGAAGGTTGCCGACGGCAAGTGGGAGAACTTCATCGACATCACGAAGTATCCCCAGATCGGCGGTGAGGCCGAGCAGGTGGAAGTCACCCGTCTGTGTGATAGCGTGAAGCGCTATATCAACGGTCTTCAGGACTCCCAGAGCCTTGTCTTTGAGGCCAACTACACGAAGACGGACTATGATAAGGCGAAAGCGCTGCAGACCGCCGGGACTGTCGGAACTTTCCGTCTGTGCTTCGGTGATCAGCTGGGCACTGACGGTTGCTGGGAGTGGTCTGGCAAGGTGTCTGTGTACCTTGCTGAGGGTGAGTCTAACGGCGCCCGGAAGATGACCTTCTCCATCTCCGCTGAGGGCGAGGACCCCATTACCGAGGTTGACCCGCTGACTGAGCAGGATATTGCAGCGGGATAATCCGCATGGGGCAGGGAGGACAACTCTCTGCCCCCAAATCATATAAGGAGGTCTCTGTATGAGCACCGTAAAAATCAACCAGAAAGACTATGAAATTCCCGAGCTGACGTTCAGACATCTTCCCATGATGGAGAAGAGCGGTTTGTCTCCCTTTGATTTGGCGTCCGGCAAGTACATTTTTACCTCCGCGCAAGCCTTTACGGCAATCGTGGTTGGCTGCGATCTTGATGTGGCGGACTATCTGCTGGAGCAGCACATTCTCGGCGGTGGAACCATCCAGCCGATTTTCGAGGCGTTTATGAACGCGATGTACGAAAGCCATTTTTTCAAGAAACTGCTGGAACGGACGGAGAAGGCGAAGAAGACGGCTCCGGAAGCTCCGGCGGAGAGCAACCAAGAACATTTGGCGAACTGATATATGACAACCTTCTCCCTTCTGCGTTATCTGTCGGGGTCCCTTATGAGACCTTTTGGAATCTTAATCCGAAGACGTTGCGGCCGTTTTTTGACGCATTTCGGCTTCGGATAGAACGAGAACATGAACAAAGAAGTTCGGAGATTGATATTATCGCATGGTCTGTTGGTCGGTATGTTCGTGAAGCTGTTGTGTCCTCTTTTAACGCAAAAGCGAAGTATCCTGTGGAACCGATGACCATTCATAAGCACAGGATGGAGCAAATGACCGGTAAGGACCATGCCGACCAGTTCCGAGAATTTTTGAAGCACTACAAACGCCCTCCCGTGAAAGGTGGTGAGAAGTAATGGCGGTTGATACCAACAATAATCTGGAAATGATTGTTGAGGCCGACGCGGATGCGGCCGGCAAAGAGCTTGACGAGCTCATTGCGAAACTGGGTGAGGTCATTGCTCAGTTGAGAAAAGTTAAAGACCCCAGCAAGCAGGGTCTTATTCCCGGCCTGGAGGATGCGCAGAAGAACATTCTGGTTCTGCGCAAGCGGATTGCCGATCTGAACATCAAGAAGTCTGGTCTCACTCCTGACGGCGATGCCTGGAATAAGGTTGATGCGCAGATTTCGGAAGCGAATTATCAGCTGAACAAGTTTGTGGCCACAGCAAAGGCCGGTCTGTCTGCCGCCATTAAACCTCGGGTTGACACATCGGAAATCAAGCAGGTGGCTAATGATATTCCTGCGGTCGAGATGGCTCCCTTGCACGATGGAGCGCTCCTCCCCCCTGTTGATATCGACATGGGCCGTATTCTCCGTGAGAACGAACAGGCGTACAGAGAAGTTCAGGCCATTTGGAACGAGGAAATCCAGGAAGATGTAAAGCTCGATATTGAGTTCACGTCTGATTTAGCTGACGCGCAAAAGCGTGTAGATGCTCTGGAAGAGGCAATCAAACGGAACAAGGATAATATGCTGAAGTTCCGGATTACGCATGACACCGCTTCCTTCGACAGTGAAGCGGAAAAGCTGCGGGTTAATCAGGAGCTCCTTGCTCGATATGAAGCCGCCGTCCGTTCCGCATCAGGAGCGTGGGCTCACATGGACGATGCCGGCACGATCAGCATAAAAACTATTGCTGATTTGGAAGCTGCCGAACGAGCAGCTGCAAAGCTGGAAAAATCCATTGAAACTGACACCGCGGCCATGCGCCGTTTTTCTGCGGCCAATGATGCAGCTGGTGTAGAGAAAATGAAAGCTCGCTTGGAAGGGTCTATTGTTGCCTTGAATAGGTACAGGGAGGCTCTGGCTGGTGCAAGCAATCTCTCTCATCAGCGGGACAACACGGTAGCCCTAAAGCAACTTTTTGGGGATATTGAAAAGCTCCAAGAAAGCATCGGCAAGCAGAAAACCGGAGGCATGAGTTTTCACAAAGGTACTGCCTCCGTGCGTCGTATGAAGTTGGAGTTGCTGGATGCGCAGATAAAGGCTGTAGGGTTAGAACGAGAGCTCGGGAAAATAAGCGTGCCCAAAGGAACCGCCGAACAGCTGAAACTGGTTTCGAAACGCTTGGGGCTTGGTTTTGTTGATGCGGTAAAACTCAAAAAAGAGGCCGTGCAGTTGGGAAAGCGATTTATCAATGTGTCGCGCACTCTGTCGTTGATGGGCCTCCGTATGGCAATTCGTTCCATTATCAGACTGACCAAAGAGGGCGTTCAAAACCTCGCAAAGTATAGTCAGCAGACCGATAACGCTTTTAACGGTACCATGTCTTCTATGATGTCGAAAGTGACGGAGTTGAAAAATTCCTTCGCTGCGGCAATCGCTCCGGTTATCCAAGCTGTTGAGCCATATGTGGTTAAGGTTATCAATATCCTTATCAAGGGTTTCAACACTATTAGCCTTTGCATGGCTTCCTTGTTTGGGCAGAAGACCTTCTATAAGGCTCTTCCGGTATCCGAGGATTATGCGGCATCGTTGGGTACTGCGGCAAGTAACGCAAAGAAACTGAAGCAACATCTTCTTGGCATTGATGAGCTGAACGTCCTGCAGGACGACGCCGGCGGTTCTGACGCTGCAGCTGGCCGAGCCGACACTTCTGAAATGTTTACCATTGAGAACGTGGCGGATTACGGTGAAACGGTCAATAAATTCAACGAGATCAAAGAGACACTCGAAGGAATTTTGAAAACCGCAGGGGCCATAGGTGTTGCAATTCTTGCCTGGAAGATTAAATCTGCACTTTTGTCTTCTTTGAAGAAGACTGTTTCTCTGTTCTCTAAAGGCAAAGAAAAGCTTGATGGGTGGGCTGTTGCCAATAAGGTCATCAATGGTCTGATTTTGATAACTGTCGGTGCCCAGGTATCGTGGGAAGCTGGCTATGATATCGGCGCCGGACACACGGAAGTTGCAAATCAGATCAGGGCCATTATAGGCCTGCTGGCTACGGCGGTCGGCGGTGCGATGTTAGGGTCCGCAATCATGCCCGGCGCAGGAACCGCTGTGGGCTTTGTTATCGGTCTCGGGTTGGGTATCGTAATCCAGTGGACTGCGGCTTTTCAAGGGAAGAAGCAAGCGCTTATTGAGGACTTCTACGCCAGTGATTTTGGACAGAAAGTTGCCGCCTTGAAGGCTGATATCGAAGAGGGACAGCAGCTTAATCTTGATTTGAGCGCTCGTATTAACTCCATCACCGGGGAAATCGACGAGTCTCTGCTGGCCGATTTGTCTGTAGCCCAACAGCTCATTAACGATATCTTTGAACTGGATGCCGATGATAACAAAACAGCGGCTGAAATTGCGGTAATTGAAGAAAAAATCGGACTTCTCAATGGCATGAACCTGGATGGGATAAACCTTGCTTTTGACAAGACGACCGGGCATGTTACCGCGACCAAGGATGAGATCCAGAATGTAATCAACAAGTTGTTGGAGCAATATCAGCTGGAAGCGCTGCGAGAGGACTATATTGAAGCCTATCGTGCGCAGTACGAAGCGACCAGTAATGTAAAGACGAAAACCGACGAGTTGACTGCTGCTCTGGGTCTTTACGATACAGCTGCCGCTAATTCCAAGGCTGCTAACGACAAACTTGCTGAGGCACAAGGCAACCTCAACAAATTTTTGGATGAAACCGGATATCGTCTTGATAAGAAGGGGAGTCAAGGCGGCCTGCGGGAGAAATACACCGAACTATACAAAGAGGTTCTTGCCTGTAAAGCCGCAGTAGAAAAGGAAAATACTGCACTGAAAGAGACCGAAACCGCTGTTGCCGCTGCAAAGGATGCTTTGTCTGCGTCGCTGCCCATCTACGAGGATGCTTCGCAGAAAGTTCAGACGATCACCAATGATTTCACAGAACTTGTTTCCACTATGAGCAATCAAGCTGGGCCGGCCTTCGAGGATGGAAAGAACGTAATGGCAGGTTTCGGTGAGGGCATTACCGCCGGCGCCGAGGGCGCCAAAACGGCGATGGAGACCGCCAACGATTTGATTTTGCAGGCGGAGAGACGGATGAACGGGATTCATTCTCCGTCTACCGTATACGAAGACGAGGGCATGTATATCATGCAGGGCTTTGAAAAAGGCATACGCGAGAACCAAGGATTGCCGGTTGCAGCAATGCAAGATGTCAGCGCCGCAATCAACGGAGTATTTGGAGACCCGGCTGCAAGTTTTTCGCCCGAAGGATTTAAGGCAAAAGGCGTTGCGATGATGACCGCTTTGAAGGAGAGTTTTGAAGAAAGTAAATCGCCGATAGAATCTGCTTTTGATACTTTGCTTAATTCTTTGCTCACCAAGTTTGAAACTTTTGGAAATCGTATCCGTACCGCTTTGAACAGTGTGCTTGGTAATTTCGCGTCTTCTATGAAGAGCGTAAGCATTTCGCCTTCTGGAGATGTAACCTATACTGCTATGCCTACGGTTTCAATTCCCAAGTTTGCTATGGGTGGCTTCCCTTCTATGGGGCAAATGTTCGTTGCTCGTGAGGGCGGTCCTGAGCTGGTTGGTACCATCGGCAATCGGACAGCTGTGGTCAATAACGACCAAATTGTGTCTGCCGTGTCTGCTGGTGTCTATGATGCCGTAGTATCTGCTATGGCACAGTCCCAGACCGGCCAGGTCGGCGATGTGAATGTCTACCTGGACGGCAAGAAGGTAACGGCCAACGTGGAGAAACATCAGCGCGAGCGTGGTCGGCAAATTTTAGCGGGAGGGTTGATCTGATATGGAAGCATTGGTAACTGTATCCGGAATTACACTCCCTGAGCCGTCTACTTATGACGCTACCACCACTACTCTCGTTGACAGCGGGCGTAACACCAAGGGCTATGTCATTGGGGCAGTTGTTCGCAATGACATAGCCAAGGTGTCCTTGTCGTGGAAATACCTTTCCCTGGAGGATTGGGCGAAAATCCTCAGTCATTTCAGCCACAACTTCTACAATGACGTGACGTTCTTGAATCAGACCACGGGTGAATTTGAGACGCGGCGGATGTATGTGGGAGACAGAACTTCGGGAATGTGGCGCCGGGACCCCAAGACGGGAAAAGTCATGGGATGGTTGAACTGCAAACTCGCATTGGTCGAAGTCTAATTCTTATAAAGGGGGATTGTATATGATTTCTGTTTCAGACGCTTGGAAAGCGGCCCAGAAGGAGTATCTGGTCCCCCTTTCTGATATCCAAATCGAATATGCTGTTACCGACCCGGGCGTTCAGGAAGCCGCCGAGGCCACAGGTACTCCGGAGCATTCGAACTCCAGGGTCGCCTTGACTACCGTTGAAGGGAGAGCTGCGGAGGAGAAGTATGCCACGCTGGAGCATAATATGTGGGCTTTGAACGGAGCACACTCCCTCCTCCCTACTCCGAGCACGCCTCTGAGCGGTTTCGTAAGCAGTGTGCTTTGTGGGGATGATGGCGTGTTTACTACCGTCCCTACCATCACACTGTCTTTTGGTCGGGTGAACGAGAATTATGTTCCCGGACTGACTCTTATTTGGTCCGAGGTTTATGGGGAATATCCAATAGAATATCGGGTTACGAGCTATTGTGGTACTACGAAACTGGGGCAGATTACTGTCACCGACAATAATTCTCCTCTGTCCATTCTGGAGTTTGAGATGTTCGGTTACGACAAAATCGTAATTAAGATATTGCGGTGGTGCCTTCCTCGCCACCGGGCTCGTCTTTATAGCTGTTGGGTTGGACTTCAGAAGATTTACACCAAAGCGGACCTAACCGATTTCTCCCACGAGCAGAGCGCAGATCTCTTGTCGAGCGAGCTGCCGAAAAATTCTATCGTATTCTCGCTGGACAATACCGGTGGCATCTGGAACCCGGAGAACCCAGCCGGGGTGGAACGTTACCTGGTAGCACGGCAGACCTTGAAGGTGAAGTATGGTTATCTAATTAACGGGGAAATGGAGTGGGTCAAGGCCGGCACCTTCTACATGAGTGAGTGGAACACTCCAGCCAATGGTATTTCGGCTACATTTACTGCTCGGGATATGTTGGAGATGTGTACGGACATATACGTAGGCATCACCACTGGCTCATTGAAAGAGTTAATCGAGGCAGCTCTGACGCAATCCGGGGTGGATTTGTCCAACGTGTCGCTGGACGCCTCCCTATCCAATACCACCACGAGCCTGGGCGAAAATGATAGTTACACCTGCGCCGAGATTATTCAGTTGGCCGCCAATGCCGGCCGCTGCATTATGTGGCAGGACCGGGAAGGAATACTGCGTGTCGAGCCGCTGAGCACCGTTTTAACCGACTATATCATAGGCGAGATGGACAATGGTTTGGATAACACCTATCAGCATCCGGAAGTCGAGCTGACCAAAGAGTTAAAGGCTGTCACGGTTAATGAAGGACTGGGCGGCGCGGTGAATAGCACCACCGGTGTGACGCAGCCTGTCGATAACCCGTTAATCGTCGATGCAGACACAGCCGAGGCGGTCGCTCAGTGGTGTGTGGATTGCCTGAAGAATCGTAGCCTGTTGTCGGGTGAATTTCGGGCCGACCCGCGCCTGGATGTATTGGACCGTATCACCGTGGTATCTAAGTACAGTTCCAGTCCTTTGTATATCACAAACATCAAATACACCTACAACGGTGCGTTTCGTGGAAGCTTTTCGGGCCGCGTGATACGAGATGAGTAAACAAAAGGGCGTGATGATATGGGCCAGTTGAACTTAATTGCAGACCGGACTCAGGTCGATGTGGCTCTTGTGGAGCGATTGGCTGCCAAAGGGTTGGCCGGTATGAACACAGAGGAATTGGTCGCCTGGTACAGCGATTTGAAGGGCGCATATAACGCCTCCGACCTTAACCGTGTCGGCGAGGCCATTCTCTATGTGGCCAACCGCCTGAAGGTCGCCGGCAACGATATCGAGGTATCGCCCAAGACCGACTGGACAAGGGAGGATATACCCTCCCCTGCCCCGCTGGCTCATTACCTGGAGCAGATCCAAGCGGTCCGGTCCGTGCTGGCGGTCTATCAAACGACCCCGGCCGTCCCGACCGATATGGACGGTCTGACCCACGGCGAAGCAAACGACATCGAGAAGATCCTGGTCGATGTGGACCAGCTTATTACGAATATGATTGCCGCGTACTTCTACAGCGGCGAATTGTACGGAGGTGAAGTGTAATGAAGGACAGAGTATCCAAGTACCCCGGTCGGGTGCTTATGACCCCGGAGGACGGCTCCGCGCCTTTTTACGCAACAATGCAGAGGGCGGACGAGCCGACCCAGCCCGGAGATCCGCTGAACAAGGCCACCCTGCTGCAAGATGATACGGCAGCGCTGTTCGGCATGGGTTCCGGTGCTGTTCCAAATGACCTTTTCAAGGCAATAGGTCAAAACTTCATAAACGGCTATCCTCAAATCGGCGACCTGCGTTACTCCGTCTTGAACGGGATAGACGAAAAGTGGCTGCTCTGTAACGGAGAGCTCGTTCGAAAGAAGGATTACCCCGACCTGTATAACATTCTTCCTGGTAGTGGTGCTTCCAGCCGTATTGGCACGGCCACGGATGTGTTTGGGTCGGATTCGAACCTCTCTCGGCGCATTGTTTGTGGCGGGGAGTATATGGTCGTCTACGGCACAAACACAAACATCAATTCCTTCTATGTGACCAAGAATATCGCAGACGGATGGACAAAGGTAACTCTTCCTTTTACCTACGACATCGATTCGCTCACGCTCTGCTACGATAACGGTCTTTGGGTTGCCTTTGCTGCGCGAAGCGCCGATGTTGGCGAGACTCTGTATGTATACCCATACACCGCCAATGACCCTATGGGAACTTGGACACAACGCACAAGACTCGAAGCAGAGTATGAGTCCACAACCTACTTTGCATATAAAAACGGAACGTTCCTCTGCATTAACACAAAGAATAGCGCCTGCCTTAGCTATGCGACCAAAGATTTGGATGCTGGCTGGGTGAAAAAGACTGTTGTTGTCGGCTATCCTGATGGCAAGATGGGATTGTGTTATGCGGACGGAACGTGGGTCTTGGTTAGTAGAATGTATAATAGTGACGCTGATGGCGGATTGTGTGTGAACACCATTTCCGATCCAACAGATGTCAACCAGTCTTGGACGGAGTTGCCCCTGAGTTCTAATGCCATGAAGTCAATCGGCAGTCGCTATGTACAGCACGTTGGTAAGTACTGGGTTGTTTCTAATGGACGAAACTTCCTTGTAAGTACTAATTTAACGTCTTGGAATGATCCGGGATACCCCCTGAACGAGATAATGTACCACCCTATGGCGGTATACAACGACGAAGTTCTGGCTTGTGCAACAACAAATGCTCTTTATATCACGACTGACCCGACAAAAGGATGGACAACACTTACCCCCACCACGGGCATGGCCTGTCCTGCTTTCGATGAGGACGGGAACATTTGGGTTGTGAGAGAGGGTACGTTCGGCTCCTCGGTATCTGGCGTTGGCGTTTACACAGATGCGGCAAAACCGTTGCCCACGATAGATGTGGACCTAGGGTATGCCTACATCAAGGCCAAGTAAGGGGGTAACAAAATGGCAATTACACATCCGGAACTGCCTCCCAAAAAGGGTTATGTAGAGGTTGAGGTGGCAGGCAAGCGCACCTATCGCAACGTAGCGACCGGCGTTCTTATCGAAAACGAGGTTGAACTGCCCCAGGAGCAGGAAACTACCGTCTGGGACGAACTGGACGCAGCCTATCAGGAAGGAGTGAACGGCGCTTATGACAGCTAAAGACAGAGTGCTCCATCGTGAGCGAGAGCGCGGCAGAGCCGATGCCTTGGAGCTGGCCGTCCGCGCCTACGATATGGACGGCACGGAGCTGATCGCCGAGCAGGGCCACATTCCCGCATGGCGTGAGGATGCCGTTTACACCTCCGACCACGTAGGCTTCCCGGTGCAGGACGGCGACCAGGTATATATCATCCTGCAGCCGCACACTCCGGCCAACAATCCCGGTGTGCGCCCGGCTGACCTGCCGGCCATCTACTCCATCAGGCACACCACCGACCCGAAGAGAGCCAAGCCCTACATGGCTCCCAACGGCGCCAGCGGTGTGTATATGACAGGCGACTGTGCGGTGGAGGGCGGCAGAGTGTATCGCTCCACCATCGTCAACAACGTGTGGGCTCCCTCCGGCTATCCTGCCGGGTGGGAAGACCTCGGCACGATTGAAGAAGTACAGGGGGTGAAGGCATGATTCGCTTCGACAACTGGAACATCGAACACGACGGCGAGGTGATTGCCCAGCAGTTCGATAACAAGACCCGGTCCGTCACCGTGACCGGCGACATTCCCGCCGACTGGGAGTGGGATTTGCTGGTGTCGGTGGAAGACAATCTGGATATTATCCCCCTGACGGCCAAAGACGGAGCCCTGAGCGTCGTTCTGACCGCCGGGCAGGTTTCCATCGCCGGCTTCTACCGAATGCAGCTGAGAGCCACCCAGGGCGATCTGGTGCGCCATACCAACAAGCTGGAGGGCATCTACATCCCCCCTTCCCTGTCCGGGGACAAGCAGTGGCCGGTGCTGCCGACCGAGTTCTCCGAGATGGAGCAGCGGGTGAAAGGCTATGCCTCCCACCCGCCTGTGGTGAACGACCACGGCTATTGGCAGCTTTGGGACGGTGAGAAATACGCGAACAGCAGCGTGCCGGTCGCCGGCGGTATCCTGAACGTGACCTACAACGCCGATACCTGGCGTTGGGAGGTCCTTTATATGGACGGCCGCGTGGACAGCTTCCCCGGTCCCAGCCCCATTGAGGGCAACAAGTTCACCATCCACCGCAACAGCTTTGAAAGCTACCCGGTGGGTGAGGACACCTTTTTCAGGGCCGACCCCCGGTATGAATACTTTGACGATCGCCACGGCGACCCCGAAAGCGGCAGCTACGCCACCTACGGCATTGCCGAGGAAAACGGCAGCAAGGTACTGAAGCTGCGCTGTGTGAACAGCACCACCCACAAATTCGACACCATGGAGCCTGTGGTGGGCGAATACGTTATCGGTCTGGACTTCAAGCTGGAGACCACCGTTGCCGGTTCCCGCCCCGGCCTTATGGTCAACCCGTTCAACGAGTATCGTTTTGACCACCAAAGCGGCACCATCACCGCAACGGTCCGCGCCGGAGATTATGCCCGCATCACCGACACGGCTACCACGGGCAGTCAGGTGGTTTACTGGATGACGAACAAGGACGGCTCAAGGTTCATCCCAAAAGAGAACCTGTGGTACTCCATGACCTTCCGGGTGGAGCTGGGCCGGGCGGTGTTGCGCATTTGGGAGCGAGGGGACGAGAGTACCGCGCTGGAAGTGGTCTGCGAGACTGCCGCCATCGGACAGCGGGCCATGGAGTTTGCCAAGTATTGGGCAATTTACACCTACGCCCCCGGTTCCGCGTCCCAGCCTGTTCCGACCGGTGAGCATACCATCTGGCTGGATGAGCTGAAGGTGTGGCGCGACCTGACCGGTCCCCAGGGCAAGCAAGGGGAAACCGGAAAGCAGGGCCCCCAGGGCGAGCAGGGCGCCCCCGGCGTTGGCATTGCGGACTGGCGGTACAACGCCGACACGTGGCGCTGGGAGCAGGTCTATACCGACGGCCGAGTCGAGACCTTCCCCGGCAACAGTCCCATAGACAGCCGGTTCACCTTCTTCAAGGACGATTTTGAGGGGTACGACCCCGGGGTGGACAACTTCATCGCGCAGACGGACCACTGGCAGGGCGACAGCGACAGCGCCACACACCACGACGTGGTACTGGACAACGGACAGCACTGTCTGAAGTTCCGGGTAGTAAACAGATCGTCCCGAGCTACGACTATTTTGAACTATCCCATCTCCGGCAGAGCGACCATTCAGTTTGATTATAAACCCACCCCTGCGGACAACAGCGGAAGTTACACCGACCTGCTGGACGTGCGTGTGCTGGGCAATACCGTGCGTGCGGGTGTGAACTACAACAACAGCTGTTTTCTGTACGGTTTGGCCAACTCCGGCCCCGTCCGTGACGCGGCTGGCAGTGTGTTCCACATGGACGAGAGTATCTGGTATCGCGTGAAGCTGATCGCCGAGAAGGGACTCGTGACCATGAAGGTGTGGAAGCGCGACACCGAGACCGAGCCGGACGGCACCAGCGGCGTGATCAAGCTGGAGCACTCGGGCATCACCGAGGAGCTCCTTCTGGCCGAGCGCCAGCTGCGTTTCGAGTTTGGCCCGATGAACTATGTGCCTGGCACAGCGCACGAAGCTTATCTCGATAACGTGATGGTATGGCGCGACCTGTGGACTGAAGCCGACAAGGCGGAGATCGTCAGCCGGGTGCGGGCGGAGCTGGGAGGTCAGGCCAATGGGTAAAATCATGTTCTGGCTCTTTTCGCAGATTTTTGGAAATCCGTTTCTGGAGGATGATGAAGATGATTGAAGTACTCAAAAACGCGGTGCTCAGTGCTTTGGTTTCTGCGCTGATCACCGGCATCGGTGTCTTTTACCTCCAGCGCTTCATTGTTACGAAGCGACAGGAGAGCGAGGAACGTGCCAAGATTCGCCGCGCCGAGCGCCGCAAAGCAGATATGCTGGAAGCCAGCCGTCGCCGGGCAGCCGGTCGCCTGTTCTTCTGGCTCCACGATGCCGTGGTGAAAGGTCCGGAGCATGCCAACGGTGACCTTGCCAAGGCTATGGCCGATTACAACAAGGCCGAGGACGCGCAGAAGCTGTTTGAACAGGAGCTGCTCGCCGAACATCAGGATGAAAACAGGGGGGCGTAAAGTGAAACGACTGACCGAGGCAAAGATAAAGTCCGTCACGCGGTTTCTCTTCCTGACCACGATAGTCTGCGCCCAGGTGTGGATCTCCATTTCTTATGGCCTCGCTATCTACTCTACGGTCTGCCTCGGGCAGGTTTATACGATGGCCGAGTTATCTGAACCGGCCATAAGCGCCATCCTCGGTGTGACCGTTGCAAAGGTGGTCGGGAATATCTTCGAGCATAACAACGGCGGATTATTTGGCACAAGCAATTCGAGCGAAAATGATACGACTGGAGGAATTGGATAATGAACAACGTGACCATCAACGATATTCTGTATATGCTTCTCACCGTGGCTCTCCCTCTGGTACTCCGCTACATCTACCAGCTGGTCGCTGTCAAGGTGGCCGGCACCAAGTATGAGAACGCCGTGAGCGCAGTTTATACGGCCGTCGATTTTGTCAATCAGACCTTTGTTGACGCTCTGAAAGCGGCTGGCGCCTTCGACAAGGAGAGTGCCGCGCTGGCTCTCGAAAAGGCCAAGACGGCGGCTTTGGATACGATGGAGGCAGGTACTCGCAAGTGGCTGGAGAAGTCCTACACCGACCTGGATGGCTGGCTCACTGTGCAGATTGAGAGTGCTGTTAAGGGAGTGAAAACCAATGGCTAAGATGAAGAGCGCAGCCTTCGTTGCGAAGGCAATCGACATCGCCAAGAACTTCAAAACGCTGTACGTCATGGGCTGTTTCGGAGCGCCGCTGAACGCAACGAACAAGAAACGTTACTGCCAAAATCACTCCTACAATAAGGCCGCGAAACGGACCGCGATGATTAAAGCGGCGTCCTCCGGCACGTTTGGTTTCGACTGCGTGTGCCTCATCAAAGCCATTCTGTGGGGTTGGGTCGGTGACGAAAGCAAGACCTACGGTGGCGCGAAATACGCCTCCAACGGTGTGCCCGACATCAGTGCCGACACTATGATCACGAAGTGTTCTGGGGTCAAAACCACAGACTGGGACGACATGGTGCCGGGCGAAGCGCTTTGGACAAACGGCCACATCGGCATCTATATCGGTGACGGTTTGGCAGTCGAAAGCTCCCCGGCATGGAAGAACTCCGTGCAGATTACCGCGGTAAAAAACATCGGAACCAAGGCCGGATACAACGCCCGGACGTGGAAGAAACACGGCCGTCTCCCCTACCTCGATTACACCGAAAACGTGTCCGCCGACACCGTTCAGAAGGACACTCAGAAGGTTGTTCAGAAGGTCGCCGCGGCCCAGAGCAAGGACAAATCCGTAACCGGCTCGGTCCGTTTTAAGGTGACTGCAGCGGCGCTGAATGTCCGTTCTTCTGCGTCCAGCAAGGATGATAAGAACATCATCAAGGTTGTTTCTCGTGGAACGAAATTGACGTGGTACGGCTTCTATACCGGAAGTTTCTACCTGGTCCAGTTCGACGATAAGAGCACCGGTTTCGTCCATCGGGACTACCTCGCAAGAGCATAAAAAAAGAGCCGTGAGAAATCACGGCTCCTTTTTTATTGCTTTTCACTCAGGCTCATCACGATAGTTTTCAGGGCGATAATATCCTTCTCTTCCAGCTTCAGAATAGCGGTGTACAGAGCTCTCGCATCGGGGTTCTCATAGATGTTTTGAGCCAGTGCCGTCACCTCTCTGTTGAGGCAAACAGCGCCTTCTTCAGCGTACTCATCGGTGGTCAAATCATACTGCGACACTCCCAATATTTGGCAAAGTTCTGCCATTTTTTGGGGTCTTGGATATGCGCGACAATGCAAATAATCACTGAATGTCCCTCTGCTTATACCAAGTTCGGCGGCAATTTGCGCAGAGTTTCTGTGGGATGCGTTCACGATCCGACGAAGGTTCCGGGCAAAAATCTCTCTCTCTGTTGCCACGGTTCTGTCCCCTTTCTGAGTTTCTATTTTTGAAAAAATTCTACACCTGCAGTTCCGTTTTGTCAATAACAACGTTCCGCCGGTCCGTACACACCGACCGCTTGCGGGCGCCTTCCCTGCGAAGCAGGACAGGGTGCGGGAAGGTCCCGCCGGCGACAATTCCGCGGAATTGTCATTGCTTGTTATCTCTGGGACGGGGGGTTGACAAACTACCCCGCGGGGTATACTATGTCTTCGGAAATAGGATACATCAAGGGGGTGCGGCACATGGCAAAATCGAAGTCGAAATACGATTACATAGGCGTTCGTGTAAGCGAGGACGAACGTCGTCTCTTGGAGTCAATGGTCGGTTCTAATGGTCTGACTTCGCTGTCCGATGCAGTCCGCAAGTTGGCGTTCGACCGTAGCGGCGACGACCGGGAAATCCTGCGCCAATACTTGGCGGAGGTTGCCGGTGCGCATCAGTTGTTGGCCGAGCTGGTGAGGTCTGGTTTGTCCCGTGGTCAGATTGTCGAGTCGGATATATATAGCATGGAACGTGAACTACGTAAACTGGTTTCAAGTGCAGCACGCCTGTCCCGGAAGATAAGGCGGGTGATGTAAATGGCCGTCCTCAAAATTGCCGGTCACGTCAGGGGCGATGCGCTGGACTGTATGGCCTACATTCAGAACCCCGATAAGGTCATCGCCAACGAGCAGAGCGCCAACGTGATGAGATATATGCAAAGCCACTGCGTCGAGGACGTTATGTCTGTGGGCTATAACGGTTGCTCCGGCGTGCGGGAGTTGGCGATTGAACAATTCCGCGCCGCCGAAGAGGCGTACAGAGCCATCCACCCACAGCGGAAGAAACAGGAGACTCGCATAACCGTTGAGCAGTATTTGAAATCCAATCACCGCAAGAAACTCCCCAAGCATATCAAGGTGGACGACGACGGAATGATCACCGTGCGGAAAAGCGAAGTGGTCGCCGAGCATGTCGTACTATCACTCCATAAAACGGATAAAGCAGATGCCGCCAAACTACAGCGATTGCTGGATGACTTTATGCGGCATCCGTATATGGCCGGATTCCCGGCAATGACAAATATCCACAATAACACGGACGAACTGCACGGGCACATCCTGCTATGTAACTTCGCGTTTGATGGCAGCCGCAAATTTTCTTTGTCCGGTACAAAGCTGAGAAAGCTCCGACGCCATCTCGATAAACTCTGCTACAAATACGGCCTGTCCATCATCGACACCCAAGAGGCCCGACTCGATCCTGAGCATGCCGCCTGGATTGACCATGTAAAGAGTGAGGGAAAAATCAAGGTTTGGCCCGAGCAGAAGGTAAATAAGCGGTGGAAGGCCGCTGATACCCGCGCCAAGGCCAAACTAATCGAAGTTCACCGCGGCATAAATGAACGTGCATCTGTGCCGGAGTCTTCGAAAAAAGCCCAGATGCGTGATATCGAAGAAATCATAAAGAGTGGCTTATTTATCGGCGAAAGATTCGAATGCGAAAACTGGTTTTCTCCGGTTCTCGTTGCCGAGCGAGAACGAGAACGAAGGCGAAAAAATCGCGAAGCAGATCTGCGATACCAACTTCGGTTTTATTCTGTTCCCAGACGCATGAGATATTTTGACCCCACTCTGGGGCGATACGTCGAGCCGAGTTTGCTGACATTGATTTTCATGCTGGCGAAAGTGTCTATTACCGGAGAAACCGATTTCCTGCAGAAGTATTTCCCCTCAAAGTATGAAGAACTGGTAGCTGAATTTGAGCCAATAGACCCAAAAATCCAAGAGATGATGAACTCTATCTCTGTCTGCTCTGAGTTCAACTGCCGCACGCCTGACGAGCTGCAACAACGCGCACAGGATGTTGGAATGCTCATACGCGAAACAAGACGGGCCATCCAATACGATCAGACCACTTTGTCCCGCACCGAGCTGGTAGATGCCATTGATACGTGGCGCGATAGAACTGCCTCCGAGGACGCCAGAAAGGCCGCCTACGCCGTTTTGGCCTCGCATGGGGCAAATACACTCGCTGCAAGAGAAGATCTCTATGGACGCATCCTGCGAGCCAGAAAGAGGCTTTCCGACAACGAAATGTACCTGAAGGAACTTGGCAAGGACTATCATCGTATTAAAGTTGCTATCGGTTCTTTGGAACGAGCACGTTTCGAGGTCGAACATTACAACACCCCAGCTCTACGGCTTGCAAGGGAAATGCCCCACCCCGAACTCAGTGCAAGGATTGCCGCAGCCGATCCAAAACACACAAAAGGTAAAATCAACGAAAAAGAGCAGACCCGTTGAGGGCCTGCTCTTCTTTTATTTGCCTTGCCGGAAATACTGCTCCTTCGTCTCCTCTGCAATCTTTCTGCGTTTCAGAGAGTCCAGTCCGGCGCATCGGTCGCAGAGGGTTTGCATCCAGGCTCTCTCCTCTCGAAGCTGTCCGGGGTGGCCGCAGACCTCGCAGATATGCCTGGACGCATCTTCCGCTTCCTCGGTCAGCCTGTTAATCTCGTTGAAGTGTTCGGGCCTTTCCGTGATAAAGTCGATTTGACAGGTTCCGTACTTTTCTTTGAACAACAGCTGCACTTCCGGATCAAGCGACCGGAGCTTCGCTGCCGTTTCGTCCAGCAGCGTCCACCAACCTGGGCCAACCGGGTAATCGCTCCGGCTCACTCTTCCGGCATTGATGTCGGCCACGCCTTGCAGCAGGGCCTCGTTCATGTATTCTTGTGCGTGTTCGCTGCAGAGCACCTTAAAACCACCGTCTCCTGGGCCTGTTAGGCGGCCTCCTGCGCGTCCACAGAGGTCGCAGGGGTAAATCCCCGTCCGGGCCTTAAAATCCGCGTAGGCCGCTTCTACGCTTCGGAAGTGCCCCTTCGTTTCGGTCGGAGGCTCCGGAAGCGTGTCCGTTCGGTATCCATGCGCCTCCATCCAAGCGGTGAATGCAGCTTCCAATGCAGTCAGGTATCTTTGCTTTTCTGCAGGCGTTTTGAACTCATATGCCTCCTCAATGAAAACGCTGTACGTATCTGTTTCCTTCCAATGGATCAGTTCGATGTCGTTCATCGTGTCAAAGGTAGCTTTGTTACTGCTCGACAGGTCATCGTAAGACATAAGACCCCATAAAAATTCTACTTCATCCTGCACATCACACATCCTTTACCAACTCCCGTATCATGGTTTTTATCCGAAAATCTTGGTCAACAGCTGATCCAAATACTCGCTTGCACTCAGACCTGCGGCCTTGCTGCGCTTCTTCAGCTCGGCAAGGTTGCTGTCCGAGAGATACAAGGACGCGGAGCGACGGGCGGGCTTCTTCTCCTCCCCTATCGTTCCGAGCAGATCCGCAAGGGCCGCAACCGGCTCTGTGGGCTTCTCTGCTTTCGTTTCCGGCACGGATGGTTGAGTTACCTTTTCTTCCGTCTCCGCGCCCCCCTGGCGGCTCCCAGGCGGTGTCTTCTTGTTCTTTTCAGCTTCTTTGTACGGATTTGGCATTTTAGAATACCTCTCTTTCTCTCAGCTCGGCCACAACCGACCGGAATGCCTCGCAAGCATCCGATTCCGGAGCCGTCAAATTGATGGGCAAATATTTGGTTTCGGTGTTCTTGATATCAACTCTGGACGGAATGAAGGTGTCCAAGACGATTTTTCCGAAGTCTTCATCATCCTGGTAGTATTCCTTTATGTTCCGGGTCAATGCAATCCGCTTATCGCAGTTATTCAGGACGAGAGCACTGGTTTTATCTTCGATATCCATGTTCTCGCAAACCTCACCCCACAGGTAAGCAAACAACTGAGCTCCTTGAATTGCTTTCTTCGAAACATCGGATACGAGAACAATGCTGTCCGCGGCCATAAATGCGTTCTGATTGACAACTCCCATGGACGGGTTTGTATCAAAAATGATGTAGTCGTAGTTTTCTTCCAGAAAGTCTCTGTTTCTATCAATCCACTTCTGCACGATACGTTCCCGTCCCGCAGTGGCGAACAGCTGCAGCTCGGTCTGTGTCAGCCGGATATGGCTGGCGATAATGTCCAGGTTCGGCAGTGCCCACATCGGGGTTTTCGTAATCACATCCACGGCGCGAGTCTTGTTGGGGTTTTCGAACACGTCACGGATGGTCATTCCGTCCTGATCTGTGGTGTCCACCCCTACAATATCCGAGAGGTTCGACTGCGGGTCAAAGTCAACGAAAAGAACTCTCTTCTCTTCCGCAAGGATGCACCCGATGTTATGAGCAACGGTTGTTTTGCCGGTCCCTCCTTTCAAAGTGCCAAATGCAATGATTTTCATATTGTATAATCTCCTTTCTAATCTATTTTCTAATATAGTTTATACTCTATGATAAGACGAATATACTCCTGCAAGCTCTATTTGTCAATATCTTTTGCAATATATTTTATAATATAATTTCTAATAGAAACTAAAACAGAACCGCCCCTAAAGGTCGCAGAACTATACTATAATATCTAATAGACTTTATAATATATTATCTACTGCAAATTGCAATTCAAGTTGTATTATCAATTCTATTGCAAAGTGCATTTTCTATTAACATGAAGTTTTGGAACATAGTTCTTAATCTTCACTGTTTTCCCGAAGGCCTCGCGCCCAAGAGGATATAAGGAGGGGAGAGGCAAAGCCACACAAATCGCGCCGTATCGACCGCCGCCAGTCGCCGGCATGGAAAACAGGGTTTCCCACACCGGCTTGATGACGGCTGGGTCCTAGGGTCGAAACACCTTGGCGCGGGGCGCACCTATCTTAAAAGAGAAAAAATTATGAATCATCCGGCGGTCCATGGCCTAAACCTGGGTGCAAGACAACGGTCTGAAAGGGTAGGGGAGAGGACTGTCCATCCTCCAAGGACACCGCCGCTTCCCTTCGGACTATTAAGCAATCATATATAGAACCATTTTTGAGCAGGTTTTCCCGTGCCGTTTCAATGTCGTTCTGTGCTGTCCAATCTTTGAGTATCCGGGCCACTGTATTTCGGCTTATACCGAGCTGCCGTGCCGTTTCAGCCTGTGAGATACCGTTCTGGTACATAGAGATTACTTTGTGATCTCGGTCGTCTCTGAGTGCCTTGCGGGCGGCGTCACGGCTCGCATTGGGTTTACTGTGGCTCCAGGGGCGATATTGCCCGGTGAAGGGGTGCAAACCGATTGCGTTCTGCTCCTCCAGTGTGATGTCCAGCAATTCTATCAATTTGGCATTGCTATATTTATAGCCGCCTTTTCGCTTGGCCGCACAGATAGTATGCTCCAACTCTCGCTCCGTCATAGGGGATTTGAAGCCGGCATTATAGGCCCACAAGCGTTCCATTGCCTCGTCGTGGTCGAATGACATGCGCAGGCTGTTATAAACGGCAAAGCAAAGGTTATTGCGGGTTTCGCGGCCAACCTCGTTATCTCTTAAATTGCGCAGTTTAATAAGCTGCATTACACGGTTCAGACCGACACTGTAATAGTTATGCAGGACAATGATGTCCGTATCCTGCATTGGCACATGGATACGGTCGTGCTTTTCGTCAATAACGTCGAGCTCAGGCCCCGCCAGTTCTGCCAGCTCGTGCGTGTCGTATCTCTCCGTCCGCAGGATCTGGAGCGTGCCGTATTTCCCCGCTGTGGTGTTGTAGGTGCAAGGAAGGCGATAATAGCCCACAGGATTGCTACTGGCCGCTCTGTCTACTTCCAGGCCGTCCAGTTCGCTATATTCGGCCAGCATGGCTCCAACATGGTCCATAATGGTCGTTTTAATTTTGTCATAGTAGAAACGGCAGGACGCATGGCACGGCTTGATGGCCCACCAGAGCTGTACGCCACGGCCGGTGCGGACGATAGAGTTAGGGCAGGGGATAGCGTCAGTATTCCAAAGGTCGCGCTGCGCACGCCAAAGGAAGGCCTGTACCAACGCCGGAGCATCTGCTTCCGGGTCGTGGCAGTCCACGTCGATTACGATATTTTGCAGTCCAAAAAGACCATCCAGGTTGCGCTGTGTGCCGTTGACGGTATTCGCTGTGATGTAGTAGTCCAACCTTTGAGAAGCGTGGACCATCAGGACATATGGGCGCAATTCGGTCAAAGAACGTGCTGTCATGGTATATACACCGCCGCCGCGCTTCCGGTGTCCGATGAATACCCGTCCGTTAAAGGATAGGTCCCCGAAATGGATACTGAGCCACTGATCAATGGACCTGTCTATAAATTTGTGGTTGATTTGATACTTAGGCGCTGCGATCACGTGGCTCACCTCCAAAATTTATTGTTTTTTGTTATTGACATATATGTACATTTGGTATATACTATGGGCACAAAAAAAGCAAGGCTCTGCCGCACCCTGGATATATCGGTTTTTTGGCGAAAACCGCACCCAGCGCGTGTTTGGTTTCTGTTGTTGGCGCAACAGAAGGTATTGACTTGTATCGGGAAAACAAAGCAAAAAGCCGATCCGGTTCTCCGGGTCGGCCTTTTTCTTGCAACCTGATTGCAACTTAATTGCAACCAAAGCAATATAAAAAGGCTACCCGAACTTACCCAGGTAGCCTTGAATTTCAAGGGAATTTTAGCAGTTTTACGCATTTTGTATTGACAATCTCATAGCGGTATAATATAATACTGGTAGAGATCGCAAGTTGCGCGTAGGCGCTGCTCGAACCTGGGCGTTAGGTTCACAGTGTCGCGTTCCGCGAAGTGTTGTCAGCACTTACGCGGAGTTTCCGATCTTTAGAAAAGCCTATCGGTTGTCAGCCGGTGGGCTTTTTGCTTTCTGTTGACAATATTAGCACAATTTGTTGGTAGTGTCAACGACATTTTTCACAAGCTGTGGATAACTGTCGATTTTCGACTGCTGCGGCTAAAAATAAGTTTTTTCAAAATTCAATCTTGACAGGCTCCATTTGGGTCAATTACGATTTACGTAGAAGAACCCGAGCGGAGCTTTTTTATTTGTCCGCGTGTTCCGTAAAACCGTATTCTGTGTATGAAAGGAGAAGTATATGGCAGAAAATCTTACTCATTGGAAAAAGACTATGAACCCTGATTACCTGGGGGCCTGGGCACTGCGACCCGGGGAGGAACCTATTCTGACTATCGTGTCCGCCGGCATGGAGAAAGTCGTCGGTTCGGATGGGAAGAAAGAAGAGTGCCTTGTGATCCGCTACAAGGAGAAGGTCGGTCCCGGCAAGATGATTGTCAACGCCACGAACGCCAAAGCCATCACGAAGGTAGCCGGAACGCCGTATATCGAGCGCTGGGCGGGCGTTCAGGTCCAGGTATACTCCGATAAGGTCAAAGCCTTCGGAGACGTCGTGGACGCCATCAGGGTGCGCGAGTTCAAGCCGAAAGCACCTGAGCCTATTCCGAACTGTTCGGAGTGCCAGGAGCCCATACAGGCCGCCTACGGCAAGTCTCCGGCTGCTATGGCTCAGTACACCACCAAGAAGTACGGAGCGCCCCTTTGCGCCTCCTGCGCCGAGAAGCGGGCCGCTGCATTGCAGGCTGAGCAGAATCCCACAGAGGGGGAGGGCAACGCCGAATGAAGCTGAATCAGGTAAACTACTACGGCCCCGAGGCCAATCGTGAGTTTATGAGCAAGAGCCAGTTCAGCAACTGGCATAAATGCGAAGCGGCCACTTTGGCCGAACTGATGGGTGAGTATGTGCCGGAGCCGTCCACGGCGCTTCTTGTCGGTGGTTACATCGACGCGGCACTGGACTGCCCGGAAGCGCTGGAGGATTTCAAGGCCGAACACCCCGAGATGTTCAAAAAGGACGGCACTCTGAAAGCCGACTTCGTTCAGGCTGAGCAGATCGTGGAGCGCTGCCTGAGCGACCACCTTTTCTGTCTGCTCACCGGTAACGCCCCCGAAACGAGAGGCCACGTACTGCGTCAGGTTATTCTCGTCGGTAAAATCGCCGGCGTCAAGTTCCGCGGCAAAGCGGACTATCTGCTGGACGAAACGGCCTGCAAGATCATCATGGCCGAGTATCCCGATACAGCCGATGCTCTGGGCGGTCCGTTCACTGAGGGTGCCTTGGTTGACCTGAAAAGCACCAAGGACTTCGGCAAGGTGTGGGATGAAGAGGCCTGGGCAAAAGTGAGCTGGATCGACGCCTGGGATTACCCCATGCAGGGCGGTATCTATCAGGAGCTGTTCCGGCAGATGACCGGCAAGACGCTGCCGTTCGTCATTGTAGCAGCCACCAAGGAGAAGACCACCGACATCGACGCGTTTTATATCCCGCAGGGCGAGCTGGACGCCGCGCTCCGGGTCGTAGAGGACAATGCTCCAGATTATCAGAAGGTCAAGCAGGGCAAGGTCAATCCGATTCGGTGCGAGACATGCGCATACTGCAAGGCCTCAAAGGTTCTGACCCGC